TTCTTTGTGGTGCTAATGATAAATCTTTCGTAGGGTCAAAGTTTGGAAACCCCTTCACTTCTTCTTGTTCTTCCATAACTAAATTTGATACACTTTTTATGTTTCTATATATAAGTATATCAATTTTCTTTTTTCGTAACTACAATTTATTAATTTCTTTCAAGTGATGAATTAATTTTGTAAAAGATTGTGTTGAATTGTCCGATGTTGTATCTAAATCAAAGAAGTTTTCGGTTGGTGGTTCATAACCATCAACTTTTGGCAAATCTTTACTTTTCTTACGATTACTATGTATATAAATTTCAAATATATTTTCACCTAAAATAGATTTAAATTCTTCTCTATGTTTTTTTGATATATCTGTCATAGCTACTACAACATCACAATTATTTTTCAATAAAAAAGTTGAAATAATTTGCGCTTCTCCCAATTGAGAATGATGCGGAAAATCTATAAGGAAAACATCCTTACGCCAATTTCGTTTTTCGGTTTGTAAGAAATCTCTTAGCTTAGTAGCTAATACAGTTTTTCCCGAACCAGTTTGTCCTGTAAACCAATATATCATAACTTAGTTTTTTATAAGTATCTTTTTTTTAATTATTTGTATTTAAGGTATCATTACAATAGATACATTAGCTCCCTTTTCTTTTTCTGGATATGTGGTAGAGAATATATGCTTTACCTTACCACCATTTAATAATGCTGAACTTTTATTTCCAGTTGTACAATCAGTCCAAAATATATATCCACCATTTGCTGCTCTACAAAAATATTCTACACAATCAGGCGGTGCTGCCGTTGTTGTGGTTGTAGTTGATGTTGATGTAGTTGATGTTGAAGTTGAAGTAGTACTTGTTGATGTTGTTGTGGTAGTGGTTGATACTGCACTATAATTAGAGTATAGTATTTTTTGTGCACTGCCTAATAAACTTCTAGTGTTAGAATAATCCGTAGTATTTCCAGTTGTATATAAAACACTACCAGCCGTATTTAATAAAGATGTTTTTATTTGTGCTGGCGTATATGTTGGATTTAATTGTAATACTAGTGCTGCCACACCTGCTACTTGAGGAGTTGCCATTGATGTACCACTAATATTTGTTTGTTTATATGATGCGTTTAAATAATAATTTTGAGAACCACCACCCCACTTATTTGTATTGGATGTTGCACTCATTATATCAGTACCAGGTGCCCATATACTAACTCCCGGTCCAGTTTCACTATAAGTTGCTCTTTGGTCATTGGTAGCATCATAAGTAGTACTATCCATAGAACCAACCATAAGAGCATTATCACTATATGGAGATGAACCTCTATGATAATAAATTGTATCAGTATCAGTAACTACAAAATTGTTATAATCAGTCCCACCGGATACATCTATTTTAGTTCCCCTATTTCCAGCTGCTATACAAACAATAACACCTGCCGCAATTAATTCCTCAATATCAGTATCAACCGAACCAATTCTTACATTGGCAAGATATGTAGTTGTACTTCCTGCTGATGAATTTAATCCGTAGTTTGTGTATCTATATGATGCGTTTCCTGTTGTTGATACATCCGTATATGATGTACCTCTATATGTTAAAGATGTTACTGTATTGTATCCTTGTCCATATCCCCAACTCATATTAACTATCGTTGGTCTAGCTCCTGCTTTAGAAGTATGCCATGTTTTAATAGCATCAAATGCGTAAGTAATACTAATACCAGTACCACTATCACCACTACCTTCTAATCCTGCTAATTTTTGAGAATATACTCTTGCTTCCTTTGCCCAACCATATGTTTTACCACAAGCTATACCAGCACAATGTGTACCATGCCCATCGTAATCTCTATAATGATTTGCGTTTTGTGTGAAAGCTCCACCACTATAAGCACCCCAATTCAATTGTTGAACTCTTGTATTACCACTACCATCTTGAAATTCTGGATGGTCTATTTGTAAACCACTATCTTGAATTACAACATCAACACCCGTACCATTTAAAGTATATGTATAATTTAATGCAGTTGTTGTACCAATACCATAAACGTTTGTTGCATTAGATGAACGAATCAATCCCCAGTTAAGGAATGCTCCACTATCAGAAGTTGTTTTTGTAAAATCCCCTGTTTGTGTTACGGTTGGCATCATTACGATATCCGTTCTAAACTCCGGTGGTATTTCTACACAAAATACTCTATCATCTTGTCTTAATAATTCAGCTTCTTCATCGGTAAGTAAATACCAACATTGACGTAACGATGCAGGTCTTTCGTTTGTAAATTCTACTGCTCTATTTGGAATATAAAGTTTACCACCATCGGTATCACTTTCCATATCATTCCAAAAACCATCGTAGTCTATTCCCTCCTTAAGTGCAACGTTATATTGTTTCATTTATTTACTTATAGTGTATTATTGATAAATATTCTATTTTAAACTATTTGACGTATCTATTATAATATTCAACATTCAAATTGTCTAAATTATTGTTAATCCAAATATAGTATTTTTCATATACTTCATGTAATTGTAATTTTGATAATTTTTGTAAAGGTCTCTTTGCGTAATCAGTTGATGCTAATTTATGATTTTCAAAATTATCAGGCGAACCAATTGCTCCACTTTGTTTATGGCCGGCAACTTCATGTGGGTCACTCCAATTAAAACAATAAGATGGAATATAATTATTATTCCATTCATCTAATTGCTTTTCATCTCTTAATTTAGTGTACCAACTCAATCCTTCATATCCAGTAATATCTGAACGGAATCCGATTTCTCTAATTCTATTCATCTTTACTATTACACTTGCTTCTAATGTATTTTGGCACATCTCTATTTTAGTATGAGTTGCAAATAAACTTGCTCTAGGTTTCCAAGCATCAGTTCCTAATTCTTCAATACCTTCTACTGCCTGTTGTATGTGCCAAGGTAAATAAATGTCATCATCATCTGCTAACATAAAATAATCACCAGTAGCATGAGTAATCGCATCTCTACATATCTGTCCTCTATTCTCATACTCACATGCTGTCTGATAATTTATGTTGTTATTCACAATTATAATGCTATCATCTTCAAATCCCAATTCGTATGGATGTTCTTCATCGGTATTGAATATAATCAATTCTTTGTTTGGATATGTTTGTGCATGATATTGTGCTACTATCCTTTCAACACAAGTAAATCTACCATAGGTAGTACATACGAAACTAACTTTTTTCATTTAAGTATTTTTTATATTCTTTTAATCCTTTTTTCAAATTGAATTTTGGCTTCCAATTTGGCATCCATTTATTTTCTAAACTTAGTGTTTGAAACTGGTATCCTTTTGGTATTTTTGATTGATTGTGATATGTGTATTGTAATCCTAAATTATCAAATATTGTTTCAAATGTATTACTCTCACCACTACCAACTTCGTACCAATTTCCTTTTAGTTTATCATAGTTTTCTAATGCGTATAAATTAGCATTTACAATATCATCAATATAAACAAAATCTCTTTTTGGTTTACCTGGAAATAATTTAATTTCATTATTATTTAAATTCTGATAAATCATTGATGCCATTTTTCCTTTATGTTCTTCGCCCGGCCCATACACATTAAAATATCTTAATGCAATACCACCTTTAGCAACAACATAATCTTCACCCATTAACTTTGACCAACCATATAAGTTAGAAGGTTTCTTACCATCAAACCCATATACAGCTGCTGATGATGCATATATTATTTTTTTATTGTTAGTAATACACCAATCAGTAATCCACTTTGTAGATAGATAATTTCTTTCCATAACAAATCCAATATCAGTACAAAGAGTATCACTACATGCTCCGATATGAAATACTACATCTGGTTGATGTATATTTAAAAAGTTATTTATATAAGATTCATCATATCTTTTATCTATACCAATTACTGATACAAATTCTTTGAATAGATTCTTACCAACAAATCCTTTATGTCCAGTTATTACTATCTTATCCATTTTTTATACATATCTCTGTATTGTTTTTCTCTTTTTATTTTACCTCCCCATAAATCACTTTCGAAATCATCATCTTGCCAAGCTAATAATTCCTTAGACATATAATAATTGTTATCATACATACCCATATAAATTGTATCAATAATACCCATCGTATATGGTAAATTAATTACCTTATCATAAAACGATTCATTGATTACATATGCATGAGTAGCGTACATACCAGCAGTACATTTAGCCAACGTATCACTTACACTATCACACCAACTACCCGGCTCACCCCCCATATAAAATATATCCCATTTTTTATCTTTCAGTTCCTCTATACATTCTTTAACCTTATCAACAAACCCATCTACAAATACGCAATCATCTTCAAATATTACACAATTTTTCCAACCTCTACGTTTTGCTTCTTTAATCATTTCAAAGTGAGAGTATGTGCATGATATCTTAATATGCCAATTATTTCCGTTGAATGGATTTGGCACATCTTCTTCTTTAAGTTGAATAGCTGAGAATCTTTCTATTTCAAATCCAGCTTCTTTACTTCTCTTTTCAAATGCCTCTTTCCTTTCAGTTCGTTTATCTAAGTTAAGATAAAATCCACCATCAAAATAATCAAATATCATATTACTTAGGTATTGCTATATAATCAACTAAATGGTCTGCATCAATAACTTTTTTATATGAATATCCCAATGAATCTAATCTATTGAACACATCATTTTCATTCCAACCATATATTTGTAATTGTGGAAACTCAACTTCTATAAAGATTATTGGTTTATGTTTTTTAATCGTTTCTATTGCGCCATCTAATACTTTTGGTTCGTAACCCTGTACATCTATTTTCAATACCGCTACATCTTCAAACTCATAAGAATCCAAAGGTCTAACTTCTACATCATTATAACCAGAACCATAGTAAGCATCTAAATGAGCATTACCAATATTGATTGTATCATCTGAATGATATTGTAGATTTTCCATTTTAAGATTTGTATGTTCATCACTTAATGCTATATTGTGTGCAGTTATATTATCATATCCATTCAGTATTATATTTCCACATAATTGATAGTAAACTAACTTTTGTGGTTCAAATGATATTACTTTACCATCATCAACTAAATCGGCAAATTCTAATGTATGAAATCCAAAGTTAGCACCAGCATCAATTATAGTCTTTCCTTTAATATCTACATTATCTTTGATATAATCAAAAATATAGTGTTCATAGATACCACCCTTACGAGTCATATCAGTTACACCACAATCATTTTTAAATAGAATATACTCCTTACGAGTCTTTACATATTCGATTGGTAATTTTTTCATATTAATACTGATTTTTGTCCTACTTTTCTAACCCATTGATAATAATACCAACTAGCCGTTCCTTCCGTTATATTCAATATATCTCCATATGGCAATTTATCCATATATTGTGCTTTATAAAATTTACCAGTATCGCTACTTGTGATACCAGCATTGTGAAATATATTCATTCTCTTATAATCATCTTCGTTTGATGTTGCCCAACTGAATTCCATATTAGGGTGGCATTCTGTGTGTGCTCTCATTTTCCAAGCGTTCCATAATACAGCCCACATATCAGCACACCATATTTGTAATTCGTGATGTGTTGGGTCTAATTCTTTCTTTTGTTTATTTAACTGATTTATATCTTTGAAAAGTAATTCAGATTCTCTTTCAACTCTATCCCAATAGTAATGAGTTATACCCTTCATTATATATTGTGCACCTATTGCGTTTTTTTCATAAGCCCTAACAACTCCTTTATTTATACCAACTATCTCACACATCTTAGTAAGTACATCATCTCCTTTAGATAAAATGTAATCATGTCCAATATACCAACGAGTATCTGAACCATACCACTTCTCATCATTAATCATTTCATCCGTAATCCATTCATTTATTGGCTTGGTAAATATGATATCACAATCATGATAGAATATCGTTTCATCTTTTAATTCAGGATATTTTTCCCAATGCTGTTTTAGTATATTAGGTCTTATAGATGATATGTAATCTTTTGTTACTCTAGTATCATCATAAAAAAAGAAACGAGCAGCGTAAGCATTAGCTAATTTGGACCAAGCTTCAGGAATTGTACCATCTTCTTTCCAACATACGATATCAACATTATTTAAGTTGATACCCATTTCCATAAAATTGTTTAACATTACTTCTACCTGCCAAGTGTAATAAGGGATTGCAGGTTGTGCTGATACGAATCTTAGATTTTTCTTACTTTTGTATTTTACTAATTTGTCTTCAACATATGCCCATCTGTTATCAGGACATTGTCCCATTTCTTGAGTAAATACTTTTGATTTCAACATACACCCACATAGTGAACATACATTTTTTACACCATCAACTTCTTTTTTATTGGGGCACGAATTACAAACTTCAATTCGTTTGGATGCTAATTCATTTCTCTCATCATTTGGGTTGTAATCAATACCCCAAGATTTAAAAATTTCTTCCATTTTGTGTATAACCTTTATTTAATATAATTATCAAATTTTTAATATTTTAACAAGTTCCATCAACACCACTTACATTTAATGCTGGGCTTGAAGTTCCATCTAAATATTGACCAGTAAATGTTAATGATTGTCCACTACCCACTCCTGCATTTTGACAACTGGTAGTATTGGTACTATCAGTTACCTCTACTTTCTGTCCACCAGTACTACATCCAAAATAAACAACCACATCGTATGTTCCAACTTTAGCAACAGTTCCATTAACATTTTCATTAACACCAATAACAATTGGATATGATGATGAATTTAGTGTTACAGATACACCATCTACTGTTACATCGGTGATTGTTATATCCAATGATGGTTGTACACTTATAAATACTTCTGAACTTGTTGGTGCTGCCGTTGTTGTTGAAGTACTTGTAGATGTCGTTGAAGTACTGGTTGATGTTGATGACGTAGATGTTGTTGTAGCTGGACAACCAGTAGTTCCGGCCCCACCCACAGTAACAACATCAATTAAAGGTCCACCAGGATTTGATGTTAATTCAGCCAATACATACCAAAACGCTCCACCAAATGTAACTCTTTCATTGATAGCAAATGTACCAATTGCTTTTTGTGTAGAGTTTTGAGTAGTACCATTTGTACAAGAATATAAAGAATACCAAGCGGGTGCTGATGTTGTAGTTGTAGTTGTTGGCGGCTCCGTTGTAGTTGTAGTTGTTGGCGGCTCCGTTGTTGTTGTAGTTGTAGTTGTTGGAGCTGCTGTTGTTGTGGTAGTTGTTGATGTAGTTACTCCAGTACAAGCAGTTTCATTTTGTAAATTACCAACACCAGCTGCCGTATTCCAATATTTTACACCATTTGAATAGTAGCCATTTGCTACTGGTGTGGTTAATGCAGATGTTGTATATAATATAGTGCCCGTTCCCAAAGTTGCACCAGGACCAGCATAATATACATTTCTATTAGTTGGAGTTGCATAATCTGTACAAGCAACTTGCCCATCGGAATTACTGTATGTTAAACTGAATGGTGTGTAACTTAATGTAGTTGTGGTTGTTGTTGGTGCTGCCGTTGTAGTTGTAGTTGGTGCTTCTGTTGTTGTACTTGTACTTGTTGTTGATGTGGATGTTGATGTTGATGTTGAAGTACTTGTTGATGTTGAAGTAGTACTTGTCGATGTTGAAGTAGTACTTGTCGATGTTGTTGTAGTTGTTGTTTGTGGACAAGGTGTACCATTTGAAAGAACACCACCACTTGCGGCAACATTAACTTCCCAATAATCAACACCATTTGAATAAAATCCATCTGCTACAATATTTGTATATACACCATCTACATATAAAGTATTACCATCAGCAAGTGCACCGCCAGGTTGTAAATAATATGTTGCTGTGTCTGGAATTGGTGCTGTAAATTTATAACAAGCAGTTGGTCCATCCACATTACTATAAGCTAATGTAACCGGTATAGCTGCCAACGTTGTTGTTGAAGTAGATGTTGAAGTTGATGTTGTTGATGTACTTGTAGTTGATGTTGTAGGTGCTGCCGTTGTTGAAGTAGATGTTGAAGTACTTGTAGTTGATGTTGTAATACCAGCTATGTTTATAACTAGCTGATTAGTACAAGCACCCGTTGATGTAACAAATATATTAGTTGCGCCATCGGGTGAAACAGTTATAGATTTTCCAGCTATTAACTCACTTCTAGTTGCAGTATTGGGTGTAACAGTATGCCCACTATTTGAAGTAAGGTTAAAGTTAGGTCCTAAATTAGCTCCCATTCCAGAATCAAGTGTCAACAATATATCCATACTTTTAAATATTCTTTTTTATTTTTTATAAACAACTAAGTGTTCCATATTCTATTACTACCACATCAGATGAAGTAAATGTTACGTTACTAAATGTATATGTACCACTTCCACCAACATATAAAGTTTCGATATCTATACTATTGACGGTTAAAGTCATACATTTAGCTGTGGTTACACCGGACAACTCAACATAAATTGGTCCATTAGTTATAGTAGCACCCCCACCACTTGCGTTTTGACCTATTGTGATTGGAAACGCTCCAATATCAAAGAAATAAAAATATGCACCACCAGTAGTATTTACATCTTCTATTTGTCCATCCGATGCCGTATTTGTTACCGTAAAGCTTCCTCCTGGTGCTGCAGTTGTAGTTGTTGTAGTTGTTGTAGTTGTACTTGTTGTTGGTGGTTGCGTTGTCGATGTTGATGTACTTGTAGTTGATGTTGGTGGTTGCGTTGTCGATGTTGATGTACTTGTAGTTGTTGTATATACCATTACCGCAGTACCTCCATTATAATTACAATTAACAGCCGCTGTGGTTGTTGATGTAGTTGATGTTGATGTAGATGTAGTCGATGTAGTTGAAGTCGATGTTGTAGTTGTTGTATTTGTACAATTAACCGCAGTACTTTTTGTAGTCGATGCTCCACTACTATCTCTTAAAATTATAAACCAAGTTCCGTTAAATACACCAGTAAAACTATATGTACTAGCTCCACTCAATGCTATTGGTGTTGCCGATAATGCTGAACCTGCGGAATTACCTATTGCTACACTCGTATATGTACCATTACCACCACTAAATCCATTGACAATTATTTTACCAGTACCATTAGTTCCACTACCCTCACAAGAAGGAGTTAGTGTAAAATCAACAGGAGGTATTGTTGTTGATGTCGTTGTAGTTTCTCCAATCAAATAACATCCAGTACAATCATCATTACAATATCCAATTATAGATACCGTTGCTGCTGCGGATGCTGATACAGTATTGTTTTGTGCTTGGAAATCAATAGAAAGTAATCCATTGTGTAGGTATTGCGTAGGACCATAATAACCCTCACACTCAATCCAGTCCACTTTTGAAAATGAACCCGCTGGTACTGCAACTCTATAAAGATTTATATTAGCCATTGATTAATTAAATAGTGTCAATTACTAATAAGTATCTATCCTTTAAATTATGTGGTTACTAAAGAAGCTTGATATGCTGCTATCACTTCTTCTGTCCAAACTGCATTTGCGATAGCTTGAACTTTTGGGTCTTCGTTTACAATATTATCACCAGGTGCTAATACATGTCTATGAAATGTTCTTGCAATTTCAGTACCATCTTTTTCAATGATATTTGCAGTACGAACTTGGATGTGATTTGATTGTACAAGTTCTACTAAGTCTACGATTTGTTTTTCTATTAATGCCATTTTATATTAATTTTATGTTTATACGAAATATGTTAGTGTAGCTCTTATCACATTTCTATTACCCGTTACATCTGCCATATCATCTGTCTTAACCGCAACCGGGTCAGTTCCAGCACCAGTTGCGCCAGAATCTCTATAAAGAAGAATTTCAGTTACGTTTGGTTGGATAACACCATATTTTGGCGGGTTTGTACTCCACCTAGAAGAATCTCCTATAACTAATGCGTTTGTAGCTTGAGCTGTAGAATTTGATGTAAATGGAAGTCCGCCTATTTTAAGGTTTTCAGAACCAACTACAGTAATATCTTCCGTCATTAAACAAATTGTAACAGTTACCAAACGACCAACTTTAGTGTACCACCCAAATTGATTACCATAAGTAACAACAGTTAAATTCGTTCCAGTATATGTTGGTGTAAATGTTCCTTCTTCGTAATCATTTAATAATTCGGAACCTGTTGTACCACTACCATTTGATGTTGCCGAGAAGTCTATACCTTTACCAGATGTACCCATTACTAAGTTACCGGCTTTGATATTAACATCACCAGCAGCTGTCATAGATACTCTTGTAGTAGTTGATGGCAACGTTGCATTATCAGCTGATACTTGTACGTCCAATGTTCCCCAACCCTCATAGTTTGGAATCAATCTCCAGTTTCTAGCACCTCCGTTAGCCTGTGCTAATTGTGTAAAGTTTAGAGTTGGTGAATCACCATTTGAGATGATTGAAATACCACTAGCTCCAACAGAATTAACCGCCAAAGAGCCACTTATACTTTGATTACCTTTAAATATAGAATCACCATTAGTTACTAAAGACCTTTGTACAATTAATTTACCTATATTAGCATCAGCAATTCCATCAACAAGAGAAACTTCTGAAATAGTTAATGTTATAGTTCCAGTTGTTGGGTATCCGGCAAAACCTATGTGAGTTGCGGATGCAGATGCTGTGAAGGTTACAGTATTATATACACCATTCGTTACTGATGGTAATGTTAATGTTTGAACTGTATTGGTTGCAAAGTTAGTACCATTTGATGTTATTATATTTCCTAATGTACCATTCGTTTCAACTGATTTAAAAAATAATGTATAGGTATTTCCACTTACTATCGTTGCTGGAAAATACCCATATCCTTGGTCTACTGCATCCACTCCAGTAAATGAAGTTGTAGTTCCAGTAAAACTACCATCAAATCCTCTATTACCACCACCAGTTCCATTAACAGCCGTTCCTAATTGTACGGATTTTAAGGTGCTACCAGTATTTGATATTGCTTTAATATCACCACTTATAGTTTGTGTACCATAAAATGTATTTGCCGATGCCGTTTCAGCGAACTTATAATAGTTTGTTATTTGTTGTGAAGATGATACAATTGCTGCTCCTTTTAAAGATGCCGTATATGCTTCAATACCACCTATCTCAGCTTTGATTGATGCGGTTTCAGCGTACAATTGATAAAGTTGTGCATCAGTTGCGTATGTTGAATCTAATGCCGCGGTAAACGCCATCAAACCATTTGTTATTCCAATAAGAGAACCCGTAGTTAATTCAATAGAACGAGTTGCCTGATATAGTTGGAATAATTGTACATCAGTTGCGTATGTCGAATCTAATGCTGCCGTAAATGCCATCAATCCGTTTGTGATTCCTATTAGAGAACCAGTAGATGTATATAGATTAGAGTTTAATGCGAATACATCATAATTTTGAACCTGCGTTGATGATGATACAATTGCTGCTGCTTTTAAAGATGCAGTATAAGATTCTATTCCAGCTACTTCCGCTTTTATAGAACCTGTACCATTATATAAGTTAGAGTTTAATGCGAATACATCGTAGTTCTGAATTTGTGTTGATGATGATACAATTGCTTGTCCTTTTAAAGATGCAGTATATGCTTCAATACCATCAACTTCACCTCTTAAACCAGTATTCAAAGAAGTATTAGATGCCGTATATGCCATTAAACCATTTGTCACACCTATCATTGAACCACTATGTAATTCTAATGAACGAGTTGATTGATATAATTGATAAAGTTGTGCATCAGTTGCGTATGTATTATCTAAAGCCGCAGTGAATGCCATCAAACCATTAGTTATTCCTATTAAAGAACCAGTTACAGTTGAGAGTGTTAAGTTTCTACTATCTTGCGATGCGGTAAATTGTTGTAAAGATGCGGTAGCTACATGTAATGATTGTGTTGTCTGATGTACTCTAGCTAATGTATCTCTTACCGATGATGTATATGTACTAATTCCAACAATATGAGAATCAACCGATGCCGTATAAATTGAGTTACCTAAGTTTACTGCTAATTGAGATGAAGTAAATGCACTAATACCAACAATATGTGCATCAGTTGAAGATGTATATTGTGATATTGTAAAGTTTCTACTATCTTGTGATGCGGTAAATGCGTTTAAAGATGCCGTAGCTACATGTAATGATTGAGTAGTTTGATATACTCTAGCCAACTCACTATTAGTACCAGCTACGAATGCAGTAATTGTTGTTGAATTGGAACTACTAAATATAGTATTATAGCTTGAATTAGAACTACTGAATGTTGTATTGTAGCTTGAATTGGAACTACTTAATGCGGTTACATATGTTGCGTTTGAACTACTAAATATAGTATTATAGCTTGAATTTGAACTACTTAATGCGGTTACATATGCTGCGTTTGAACTACTGAATGTGGTATTGTAGCTTGAATTGGAACTACTAAATGTAGTGTTATATGTGGAATTTGATGAACTAAAGTTTGTAAATACCGTTGAGTTTGATGAACTATATAGTGTATAATCTTGTCCATTTATAAATACCGAACCAGTAAAATTAGATGAACCTGTAAATTGTTGTTTGTCTATAAGTTCATTACCAAAAATGTTACCGCCCTCCGAATATATTATACTTGCGGTTTCATATGTAGCTACTAACTCATTTACTGTTAATTTTCCAGTAATAGTAACATTGTTATTAATAGTTTGAGGACCTGTAAATACGTTACCAGCAGAACCCGTATGTGCGTTGTATGCATTTACAAATACGCTAAAATTTTCTACACTAATTTGGTTGGTAGTTCCTTGCAGTCCACCCCCAATAACGATTGGTAATACACTCCCTCCTGCTACTTGTGAGCCGGATACCCTATTGACTAAAGGTAATTCTGATATCTTTTTGGTTGCCATTCTTAAATATATTTATACACGTTGGTATTCAACTCCTATAAATATTGAAAAAATGAAATAAACTACTACTACAAGTTAGAAGTGTTTAACTTGTTGTATTTTTTGCTTAATATTTGGATAATCTTTCAATCTCTTTCTAACTGCAGCTATATTCTTTTCTGAATCATCTACGAAGAAAACATCATCATACCCCTCTTTTACTCTATCCTCAATCCAATCTGCTTTCTTTTCAGGATTATTATCACCCAATGCAATTACCTTCACACCACCTATCCCCAAATCCTTAATGAATTGAGATACGGGCCTTTCAGCTGCTCTAGCCGTTAAGATATAAACTTCTCTACTTCCACCACTATTAACCATTCTTCTCAATAATTCAACATATCCTTTTATAAGTTCGGGTCTTGTCACTTGCTGAAAATCTTTGAAATCGAATTCATCACCATCTCTAGCATCATACTTTGCGTATTGACCAGGCGATAGTTTTGATTTCATTCCGTTTCTATGTGTAACATATATGAATGAGTTTGTTTTAACTAACGTATCATCAAAATCAAAAATACGCAGTTTTTTACTTTCTACAAACAATGTTCTTGCTATTGGCATCCTATCCGTTTATTTGTCTCTTAGTCTTTGGGAGTGCTTTTTCTAACTTATCGTTCTCTTTTGTAAGGAATTCAACTTTAACACCCAATGCTGCCACTTCTTTTGTAAGTTCTAACACCATAGTACGAAGTTCATCTTTCTCTTTTGAACTATTTTCTAATAAGGCTTCTAATTTAGAGATACGGTCTTTACAATCGTGTCTGATAAACTCATCATCTCTTTCTTTATTTAGTGCTCTCTTTTCATAATATCTCCAAGCACCCGTTCCACCCAATACGGTGATAGCTGTGATTAATACTGAATACATATTTTCCATACTTAACAAGTTTTACATTCTTTTATTGGTTCTTCTTCCGTTTGAGGTAACGCTGCAGCTACATGCTCCACTCCTTTATCATCAACGTATTCGTTTTTTGGTTTTTGTGTCATTCTAGCTGCTACCAATGAGATAACTGCAATTGTGAAAAATATAAAGAAAGCATACATTCCTAATTTACCATATATAGAACCTTCAGCTTGCCCAGCCCTTCCCAAATCTTGCATTACTTTCATTACTTCGGGTTCTGCTAATTTCTGAATTTCGGTGTAATACCATTTTGTGAATGATGAATCTAAATATTGTATCCAACCACCCATAGATACCAATGCGGTAATAATACTCAACATAGTAGCACCAGTTCCTAATTTAACTGCAATCTTATTAATTGTAGCTTTAAGGTCCTCATCTAAATCGTTTTGTTGTAATAGTGCAGCTGTTGCTTTGTTCATAGCATCTTTACCATTGAAATCATCAGATGATGCTATGTTATCGATGTTGAGATGTGATTTAGCTCTATCATATTTTATAGATGCCATCTTAATTGCCAAATTTCTAATCTTCTTTATAGAATCACCCAACCCTTCATTTAATGTAGATTCTTTTTTAATACTATAATCTTTCTTTATATTAGAAAGTGTTTGTAATGCGTTTTTTAATCTATCTTGAAATAATTTCTTTTGTTCCGATGATTTAGTTGCCGATAGTTTATCTCTTAATGCTTTAATTCTATTATTAAGGTTTTGTATTCTTTCTCCAGCCGGAACTGCTGCTTCTTTTACTGATTCCAATTTCAACTTAAAATGGTCCATTACATCCCAAATTTCATTATATCCCATATCACCCAAGTCATCCAATATTTGATTTCTATTTGCATTTGTTTTGCCAGACACAAATATAGATACTGCCTTTTTAGTGCTATATGTACCTTTATCGTAGAATTTCATTATTTCCTTTACATGAATATCGTTTTTAGACATTTCATTCATAAAGTCTTCTCTTACTACTGAGCGGATTATTTCTTTAAGTTGCTTTTCCATTTATATATGTACCAATTTAGATATAAATATAAAGTTTTAAGGATTAGATTGTTTTTTAATCAATTCTTTGGCAAATTTGGTAACTTCTTCTTGTCCTAATGAATTAGCTTTATCATAAAACTCTTTTTTTCTATCAATCGGTTTAATTTTACCATCAAACGATGGGGTTCTATTTAAGTAATCTTCGGTAATATACACACCATCCATAACAAATTGCTTAATATCATAACCAATTTTTTTAGCTAATGTGGCTGCTGACATTCCATATGTATCTTCCGGCCCATATCCTCCAAATGATTCTGGGATTCCTACAAGTTCCCAAAATGATTTAGAATATAATGTATGCATACCACACCCAAATTTAATAGTACGAACTTCTCTAGCATTAATTGCACCAATGGTTTGAGTATATGTACCTTCCATAACTTCTTTAGTATCTATTGCATAACCATATGGTTTATCAAAATAATCAGAGTGACATAATTCATCCCAACTACTATCCCACCACTTTGCCAAAGATGGAGAAAGTATATAAGTACCATCTAATTGATATGATATATTTAATTGATGTTTTAACATATGTTCATGAAACAAAATATCAGTATCACAAAATATGAATTGGTCATAATCCAATTTATAACTTTCTCTCTTTTGTTGAGTAGTTCCCCAACAAGATGTATCCAATATTACTTCATTAATATTTTTTACACCATTAAATAATATTGCAAAACGAGATATAAAATGTCCGTTTTTCAATTCACTGTTTTCCCAATCGGTCAATTCTGGGTTTAGATTTAATGTTACTTTTAAGGTTACATCATCATTATCATCCAAATACATTAATGCTCTTTTCATTTGATGCATTAATCTTTCAAACATTTCAATCTCCGATGGCATAACGTGTATGCAAATAAGTGTTTTTTTCTTAGCCATTAAAATACATTTTTAAAGAATGGTATAACCATATCTTTTGTTCTTAAATTAAATATGTGTAGTTGGAATATATCCCATTCAAAGCTACCAACAGAATCGGTTTGCTGAATTATGAATGGTATATTCTTTATGAATGATGTAAAGTTTTCGTTTGTCAGCTTAGAACCATCAAACATTATTTGCACATCACCTTTCATCTCATCGCCAATTTCATGTATCTTATCGGATAAATCAAACATAGTTTCTTTTTGTTCGTTATCTACATAACTTTGATATTCACAATCAACATACAATCTATCACACCAAGATTCTAATACGCCCAATAGTTGCGGATGGCAATTATGAACCACAAATGTAGTATCATATCTATTAGGTACAATTGGCATCATTAATTCATCATGCAATACATCAGTATGCCATTTTCTCCACCACTCTTTAAATTTGTTTTGTCTTAATTCCAAATATTCTTTTGAATCTTTAGGTTTATACCAAATAGTTCCATCCGGTAATGGTATCTCTCTTTCAATTTCAATACCATCTTTGAATCTGCTACCTCTACAAGTCATATGATATACAAATGCATCTCTACTTTGAATTAATTTATAATCACATAAATGGAATCTATTGAATATATCAGAATCTTCCAACTCCATAGGTGCGAACAATTTATCGTGGCCTCCCATAGTTCTGAAATCTTCTTTGTATAACATCCAAGGTGCGAAAATACCATTTGTATTAGTATCTTTATTTTCGGCTTGCTTAACTTCTACAAACTTTTCAAACTCATCAAATTGTAATTGGAATTCTTCAGGCTCCATACCAAAGTTCTTTACATACTTTTCAGGACCAGGCGGATGTAATGGTGGTTCGATACGAGTAGCACTTACTACCGATAATGGAGTTAAGTTCTTTAACATATTTGAAACGTAATCTTTTGTAACAACCATATCCGAATGTAGAATTGTTACAATTGGAGTTTCTGCTAAACTAATACCAATATCATATAGTACAGTATGACCTACTCTATCAGGTCCTTCGTTTCTGTATGTTTTTATATGTGGTTTGTTTAACGAGCTAATCCACTGCCAAGTTCCATCGTTTGAAGCATCATCTAATATTACAATTTGATGATAATTGCTATAATAGTTTTCGATACTATTAACGGCTTGTTGTAGATATTTTAAATTATTTCTACAAGGTATAATAAAAGTAACCGATTGGTAATGTGCCATTATTTTTTATTTTCTAAGTAATATTTTAAATCCTCGGGTGTACCTAATCCCCACATCTTATCAATATTGAATGTTTTTATTTTCTTACAATCCGCAATTGCTTCATTAAAAGTTGGACAAGTATAAAATTCACCATTAGTTCTGATGTTCTTACTAATCATTTGTTCTGCATACTTTACATAATCAGAACCTTTAGCCCAATAGTAAACACCAACCGTTGCTATGTCTGAAATTGGATTCTTTTCTGCTACTTCTGTCACATACCCATACTCATCCACTTTAGCGAATGACCATTTAGGATGCGTTGCTGTAAATGTAAGAATACCACCATCCACTTTTTGTTCAATCATCTTATACATAAACTCATTTGAATCCCACTCCACAAATTGGTCAGAGTTTGCCATAACCAATGGAGAATCGTTATCAATATATTCTTTTGCTAATAGAGTTGTACACGCAGCTCCTTCAGTCAAACCATCAACTTCCACAATTTTACAATTGGGAGTTATTAGATTTAATAAAGTATCTAAATTGTACTTCTCTCTATGTTCCTTTTGTACAACATAAATGTATGTAGCTTCTATGTTTAAGTTATCCACTACAACCTGAATCATTGGTTTTCCTTCCACATCGATTAGTGGTTTAGGGAATGTATATCCGGCAGCTTGAAATCTACTTCCTGCTCCAGCCATTGGGATAAGTACATTCATCTTACCACCTTGCCACTTTGGTATGCTCATAACTTTTTTAGTTTCCTCTAATTTACGAATAATTTTTGATATTACCAAATCTTTTGGGTTATCTACTCTCAAAACATTTGCTCTACTTCTACTTGCTGCCAATAAACCATGCGGAGAATCCTCCACAATAAGAGTTTCTTCCGGCAACACACTCATCATACTCATAGCCTTCCAATACATTTCAGGATGCGGTTTAGAGTTCTTTACGTCCTCATTAGAGATGATTAAATCCATATACTCAATTATACCTATCTTAGCTAACATAACCAAGACAGACCTTCTAATTGAGTTTGAAGCACATGCTAACTTATATCCTCTATCTCTCAACTCTTTGAATAACTCAATCTTTTGTAAATCAGGTTGTAATTGTGAAATAGCTTCAATAGTTAGATGTTGCTTTCTATACCAAATATCATCATAGAATTCCGGATGTAATCCTTTGTTTTTACTAAGCATTTCAAGCTTTTGAGTTGTCTTTAATCCATCATATATAGATAGATGCTCCGATTCGGTAATTACATACTTCTCATCGATTTCTCTTAGAGCTTGATTTAGGGTATCGTAGTGTATTTGCTTAGCCTCTACCAATACACCATCCAAGTCAAAGATTATTAATTTTGTCATTAATAGATTTTAATATGTTTACCAACCTTTGTTACTCCTTTATGCTGAACTGCTATTGTAGCACATTCGTTAGCATAAATGATAGATTTATCAATATCATTACTTCTACAATATTCTATTGTTAGTGCTGATATGAATGAATCACCTGCTCCGCTATTATCTCTAACCTCTACCTCATCAACATTGAACTCCTTCTCCATATACTTACATCCCTTACCACTCATAGTTACAATTAATTTATCGTAGAATTCTTTGAAGTATTGTCCAGCTGCTATATTGTTTTCATACTCATGTTCATTTATTTTAATGAACTTAGCACCTAACATTTTTTCATTCACAATCTTTTTAGTATCAATGAATACCGTATCATGCTTTGAACAAATGTATTCAATATCATCGTATTCCAAAAAACCTTTGTTGTAATCTGATATAATAACTGCACAATAATTTTGATATGGTATATGTTCCAATCCTTGTACTCTTTGTGATTTATTTGCATCAGAATCAACTCTGATAATTTGATGATTTGTTTTTTCTTCAACATATCGTGTCTTTGTGATAGGTTCTGAATTTGTTATCAAATCAACTTCAACATTTAATGATTCTATATTCTCATATACATTAGCTGCCATTCCGCCTGTTTCAGTTTTTCTTTTAGGAATGAATACAGGCACAGGAGCTTCAGGACACAGCCTATTGGCTGTGCCATAAATGAATACATCTTTACAACTATCTCCTATAACTAATATTTTCATAACTTTTGTTTTAATATTACCAGCTTATCTCCCAATCTTTAAAATCAGCTGCTAAGCAATCAATTTTATAATCCTTTCTACCACCCATAACTTCTTGAATCTTATTTTTAGCTACGTTACGGATACCATTCAATCCATGTGTTAATTCTAAATTGTTACCATCTTTAATTCCTTTACGATAGTTTGATTCGTTGTGCCAAATATGTAAGTTCATTTGTGATAACACTACAATTGCTCTGATTGTTTCTGCTGTAATTGGTTCTTTACTCTCATCCAAATATAATTGAATATCATGCACAATTGCGTTAATTTCTTCCGCATATTCTTCTTTGTGTTCAGCGATAAACACCTCTTTCAATTGTACGATAGATAATCTGTCTACTAATTCGCTTAATGTTGGTAAGTACTTTCTGTCTGCCATAATTAAAGGTTTGTAAAATTTTGATTGTTTTTGTTTATTACGATTTTGTATGCTGACATCAATTGTTTGATTCCGTAATCTAAATCATAAATTGGTTTCCATCCTAATGCTTCTAACTTCTCATTTGATACGATATAATTTCTCTTATCAAAATCTTCTTTGAAATCATCTTGCTTAATCACTAATGATGGTATGTGTGATTTTATTTTTTCTGCTAATTCTAATTTGCTTAAGTTAGCAGTTGATAAACCTACATTGAATGCATGCCCTTTACACTTATCGTAGTTTTCAATAATAAATTGGAATGTACGAGCTATGTCTTGAACGTGAATGTAGTTTCTCTTAAAGTGCGCTTCAAATAATACTAAGTATCCATCTACTACACTCTTATAAACGAAATCGTTTACCAATAAATCAGTTCTCATACGAGGTGATACACCAAATACAGTTGCTAATCTCAATGATACACCATTTCCTTTTGCCAACATAGTGTTCTCTGCATCACACTTAGTTTTAGCGTAAAGTGATAACGGATTAAATGGCGATTCTTCGGTGATGATTGAATCCGATGAACCATATTGTGAATTGGTATTAGGTAAGATTAATTTTTGGTCATCTCTTAACACTTCAACAATATCAGCTACTTGTTGATAGTTTACAGCTACCGTTAATTCCGGATTAGCTTTACATGCAGGCATTCCTACAATTGCCGCCAATGGAATAATTACATCGTGCAATCCTACCAACTCCTGTAAAAGTTTTTTATCTCTTACATCTCCTAATTCAAATTGAAATTTAGGATTACCAAATAAATGTAATAAAGTTACTTGGTCATACATTAAATTGTCCAATACCGTAACAGTGTAACCTGCTTCTAATAAATGTCTGGTTAAATTTGAACCTAAGTAACCAGCTCCTCCTGTAATTAATACTTTCATACTCTTTGTTTTATATCGTTATATACTATTGTTAATCCATCTCTTAAAGATGTTTGTGCTTCCCAACCTAATTCTTTTTTTGCTAAACTACAATCACACCATTGTCCCCAAATGACTGTGTTCTTTGTTGTATCCCATTCAATGTTAATATCCTTACCACTAATTTCTACAACAGTGTTTGCTATATCTTCAATGGTACATCTTTCACCCTTACCAACATTATATGGTCCAACGATTTGTTTCGTATCCATTGCTTCAATCATTTTATCAATACAATCTAATGCATCTTCAATGAAACAATAAGAACGTGTTTCCTTCCCAGTTCCCCATACACTAAATGGTACTTCAGGATATTTGATTGCTCTATGTGAAAATACAGGAATAACCGAACCACTCTCTAACTTAAAGTCCTGATTTGGTCCGTAGATTCCAATGAATCTTGCTATTGCTACTTTCATCCAATCATTCTCAACTACTGCTGATTCAATAGCTTTCTCACCAATCAACTTTGCCCAACCATATGTTAGTTCGGGATTAGCTGGGTAAGCATCTGATTCTTTAATCATTGGAGAATCTGCTATTGTTTGTAACTCCTTTGGATAGATGTGTGCTGATGATGCGTAGAAATATGTATCTATTTTATTTTCAATAATACCTCTCAATACATTACTATCCATTTTCATATTTGAGTTCATCACATCATATGGTTTGGATAGATATGTTCCAATACCACCTACTTTAGATGCCAAATGAATTACCATATCTTTATCTTTGAACAAATGACTTACTTGCTCATAATTGGTTAAATCATAGTAAACTAATTTTATGTTTGATTTAACTTCTTCTAAAAATTCAGCCTTACCTCTTTCCAAATTATCGATTACCGTAACTTCATATCCTTGCTTAACTAATCTCTTAACTAAATGAGAACCTATGAATCCAGCACCGCCTGTAACTAATATTTTTTTCATATGTTTTATTTTGCGAAAAACATTCCGTAGTTTACACGTCTTTCTGGGTTAATTAATTTATCCAATTCCAAATCTTCTAAAGTATAAAAGTTATTAGGATATTGTAAATATGGGTCTCCCTTATCGGAGAAAGTTACCTTTTCAAAAATATTACCTTCTTCAAAATATCCAATAACACCAAATTGATTGTATCCAATACTTTGTAAGTGTTCTAATATTTTATATAAGTTATCCTTTTCTTCTTCATGCCATTCAAAACAAATATCATTAGCTTTTTGTGTCAATCCACTTAATACATTATATTCATATCCCTCAACATCAATCTTAATTAAATCAGGCATACCATATCTTTCAATCATAGCATCAAGCGTTGTTGATTGAACTTTAATAGGAGCTGCCCATTTAGTTGAATTTTCTTCAATATATTTACTACCTTTAGTAAATCTAGAGTTTTCCATAAATTGAGTTGATGCGGTAGAAATTCCAGATGCGTTTGGATTTATATAAAAATCCAATTGCTCACCGTCTCTATCCGAAACTAAATTATTAAGTAAGGAAAAGTTGTAGTTTGTAAAAAAATGTTGAGATACAGAATTAACCAAATTTGGATTTGCTTCCACAGCTATTACATTACAATCTTTGTATTTGTTGAAACATGTTTGTGTAAACTCCCCAACATTAAACCCGATATCAAATATTAAATTCATATTTTTGTTTTTTATTTTCTAAAAGTGTTTTTATTTTGCTTAAACCAATCTATTGTTATTTTTAAACCATCTATTAACGTAGTATCGGGAACATATCCATATGTTTCTTTGAACTTAGTCATATCATAGAATCTTCTTGGTTGTCCATCGGGTCTATCCGAATTCCAAACTATGTTTCCATTATATTCAGTTAATTGAGCTATTGTTTCAACTAATTCTTTAACAGTCGATTCAACACCAGTTCCCAAATTAAAAGGACCTGATTCTTTACAATCAACCGAATCTATAATTGCTTTCACTGCATCATCTACATAAAGAAATTCTCTAGTTGCTTTTCCTGTTCCCCAAACTTCAACACTATCAGAATTATTATCTTTAGCTTCTATAAATTTTCTAATTAAAGCAGGTACAACATGAGATGCTTCTAAATTAAAATTATCTTCAGGTCCATATAAATTTGCTGGAAGTAATATTGTTGAATCAAATCCGTATTGCTCTCTATATGCCCAACTTTGTATGATTAAGTTTTTCTTAGCCAATGAATACCCATATGAATTTTCATCAGGCAATCCATTCCAAAAACCTTCTTCGGTAAATGGTACAGGTAAGTTTTTAGGGTAACCGCATCCAGCTGCTAATGATACAAACTTCTCAACACCGTTTAGGTATGAATTATGCATCAATAACACGCCCATCATTATATTCTCATAAAAGAATTCAGCCGGTTTAGCTTTATTAATTGCAACTCCACCAACCTTTCCAGCTAAGTGTAGTACTATTTCTGGTTTGTGTAATTGTAAAAATCCTTTTACATCTCCTTCTTTTGTTAAATTAACTTCCGTTGATGTTGGTGTTAATAAATTATCAGCTCCCATCTCTTTCAATGTTCTAACTAATGCTTTACCAACAAATCCATTAGCCCCAGTAATTAATATTTTTTTATTTATCCAATTTTTCATTTTTGTTATTTTATTTTTTTAGATGTGAAATATAAAGAACCACCACATTCTCTTAACTTATTGTTAAAGCAATATGGTTCAAATGTTAATCCATTTTCCTTAAATTTATCTTCCCAAAATTCATATGGAAACGCAGATGGGTGATGTTCAGATTGATGTGTAGAAATACTTCCTATAAAAATACCATCATCACTTAAATGATTCATTGCATTGGTAAAATAGTTATTAAGATTATTTGGAAATATATGTTCAATATTTTCCCAAGTACTTATACAATCAAATTTAACAATGATTTCTTCATCTGAAATGGTGTATGGTTCGCCAGCATCTGCCAAAAAGAAATTCTTATTATAATAAGATTTCCAATTATGATGTCCGGCTGCTGCTTCGTTAGTTAAAACGTGGTCTACTCCATCTATTCCATAAGCATTATGTCCTTTGGTAAAACAATCAACTATAAATTGTCCACCAGCACATCCTATATCTAAAATGTACAATCCGTCTGTTCTATTAAAATATTTTTCAATTTCTTCTATTAAACCAGCGTTTGTATGATTATCAGCTACATTTCCAATTGGATTTGTATAATCAAAGCTTTCATATACTATTTGTTTTTTTGTTTTTATTTTTATCATATTTTTTATTTTTTTGTGAAGTAAAATGAAGGTTTGCCACCATCTTTACAATTTAAATTTATATCAAATTCATCCAATCCAGTTAAATTTAATTCTAGTTTATTCATAACAATAAATTCATTAACAGAATGATAGACACCTGGCCAATCGTTTAAATCATAATCATGTCCAGACAATATACCACCTATTTTTAATTTTTTATACCATGCATTTAAATCAGATTTTACAGAATTATAATCATGTGCACCATCAATATAAACAAAATCCAAACTAGCATCTTCAAACATCTCACTAGCGGATGGTGAATATGCCTTTATCATTTCACATCTTTCACCAAATGGTTCTAATATACTTTTACAAGTTTCGTATATTTCTTTAGCTAGCCAATCGTATTTTTTTAAAAATATATCAACTTTAGTATTATTAATATTTTTATAAATGTAATTATAAATAAATGATGTAATTAATGAAGGTTTTGTTTGAATTGATAATACATATTCCATATCACTATCGGATAAGATATTTAAAAATCTTATAAAAAATACATTATTAGTTAAATTTTTTTCTAGTATTTCATCGATAGTAGCTCCCAATTCAGCGTTACGTTCCCAAGGGTCAATAGCGTATAGTTTTTTAATTGATGTATTATCTAATATAAATTTACTAAAATATCCATCTCTTACACCAACCTCAACGGCTAATTCAGCTTTAGTTTTATTAAGATGTAAAATTAATTCCCTTCTGTTTTTAAATTGTGCACTCATACTATTTAATTAAATGTTTATTTTCGTTATACCAATCGATTGTTTTTCTAAGATTGTTTTCTAATGTATCAGGCATAATAGTATCCATCCACCCAAATTTTTCTTTTGCCAAAGATATGTTTAATACCTTATGCTTAACACCTACAAATCTATTTGTATTATAGAATATATTTCCATCATATCCAACCAACACTTTTATAGTTTCTGCTAAATCTCTAATTGTAGTTGTCGAACCAGTTCCTATATTAATCAAATCACCATCGTAATCAATAACTGCCAAAAGTGCTTTAATTTGGTCTTCAATGTAAATTAATTCTCTAGTCTGAGTACCGTCTCCCCACACTTCAACTTCAGGTACGTTATTATCTTTAGCTTCAACAAACTTTCTAACCAAAGCAGATACAACGTGAGCTTTTTCTCTATCAAATGAATCGTGTGGACCGTATAGTGTTGCAAACACTACCGTTGTTCCTTTCAATCCGTATTGGTCTTTATATGCACCAATTCCAGTTGTCATCACCTTCTTTGTTAATCCATACACATCAACCGATTCGTGCATAGGTCCGTTCCAATAATCACCTTCATGCAATTCTTCAATTGCACCAGGATAAGAACAAGAACTACCAATACCAATAAACTTTGCCTGTGGTTGGTATTTATTCCAACATGCTAATGTATTTGCATGTATTTTACAATTTGTATCAAATTGTTCAGCTTTGTGCCTTAATGGCCAATCACCAGCACCCTGCAATACAGCTGCGTGTATTATATAATCATATGTTTTATTAAAATCGGTGAATGCTCTTTCCGATTCTGATACAATTGATAAATCATATGAAGAACCAAAATAATCTGCTTCTCCACCATTATCAATAACATATTTAACTAAATTCTTACCTAAAAATCCAGTTCCACCAGTTACTAAAAACTTTTTTCCTTTTACTATTTCCATTTTTTATTGTTTTTTATATGTTCGTATAAATTTTTTGATTTATAATTTAAACTTTTGTTATAAGCGTTTTCAATCATCTGCTCATAATCTTTGTAGTTATGTAATATATCCCTAATCAAACCTTCTAATTCACTATTATCATTGAAGTAAATAAAATCAACATTTGGTTCATAATAGTATTCTATTAAATTCCAATAATCTCTTTTACATAAAATCAAAGTCCTACTAAATGCTGATTCATGTACTCTTTGTTTAAATTGAGGTGCTCTACCCCAATCATCCATATACGCAAATGCCTCATTTTCCCACCACTTATCATATTGTTTAATACCATGTTGGTGATGCGGCTGAAAATGTAACATATTGTAACAAACTGATATTTTTGTTTTGGCAACTATATCTAATTTTTCTTTAAATGATACATTAAAATCGGTTGGTGCAAATGGAGGTGCATAATTTTGTTGTGATATAAATCTATAATTAAATTTACTTATTTGTTGTAAACACTCAGCATGGTCTATACCATGTATTCCACCAAAGTAAACAACATCATAAATTTTTTCTTGTCTTTCTGGAATTACATCATCACCAAACGGATAAAATATAGCTTCATGCTTTTCGTCACCAAGCATTGTATTCATCCATTTAGCCGAATATGGACATATTGTATATACTTTAGTAAAATACTTAGTTTGTTGTAATGCATCTTCTCCTATTTCATTTTGAGGAAATACAAATTCACAAGGTTGCCATAGATTTAAAAGTTTTCTACTTTCAAAATCTTTGTATTTGTTTTGAATATCAAAATTCCAAGTGCAGTTTATTCCTTGCATCAATACATCGTTTGTACTTGGTACTTCATGCTTATCTAAATTTAGATAAAAATTAACACCATCAGGAGTTTCACCTGCCATGTCTTTTACTATTAACATAATATAAATTGTTTTGGATAAAATTTTTCTCTTTTTAAAGTTGGAGAATCCGGAGAATAATACTCAGGAGCAACTACTATTTTATTTTGATTTGGATTAACATATGCAGCCCACCATCCGAAACTACTAGCGTGCGAAAGTATGTTGTGGTCACATAACATAATTCTACAAAAATCATCTATTTGTGGTTGCCCTTCGGAAAACAAAAACTCATCTCCTTTAAAGAAGTTTTTACACCACTCCACATCAGTCGAGTTATCTTCGTTGAATCTCTGTCCACCAGTGAATACTAAAAACTTTACATTTTTACCCTCAAATACTTTTTTTGCTTTTGTAAAATATTGCTCATATAAACCACCAGGATTAAATGCTTCTATAAGTTCAGTTTGCCCATTAGTCATATTATCACCTCTCCTAACGTGAACACTTACTATTTCACAATTATACTTATCTTTCAAAGATTGGATATATTGCTTACCATTATTTAGATATTCATCTTTAGGAGTCAGTTCTTTTTTAATTTGAGATTCAATATGTTCAAAATAAAATGTACTTTGAAAGAATCCCTCCAATGTTGTGTTATCTGGAACATTGAAGAAATTATCATCATACTTTTGCCACGTTGGTTCTTCGTATAAATTTTGCAAAGTATTCATATCTTCTTGAGTTGCATATTCACATTCTATATTAAATTTATCTAATAATGAAACTTGCCCATGCCAACTCATTGTTTGTGGATTTGGTATCTTAGCTATGTATCCGTTTTTCAAAGCCAACCCTTTTAAAGCTGCGTATTGAAATAATTGATTTCCCAATCTACCTAATTCTCCTAATTTATGAAATGTTATCATTTTAAAAGTTTTTTAAAAAATTGATTATATTTAGTTACCACCATTTCTTCTGAATTAAATTGCTTAACATACTCCAAATCCATATGATAGTTTTTATTGTAAAGAATATCATATAATTTAGATGCATATTCTTCTGTACCATCTACTATGTATCCATTCTTTCCATCGTTTACCAAATCAGCGGCAATGTTAGTTGGAAATGAAACTAATGGTGTATTGTTTTTAATACATTCGGTAGCCATCATCGGCCCAGCATCTGCTAAAGTTGTTAGAGCAAATACATCTACATTTTTGTAAACTTTAGATAACTCTTTTCTATTTGGAATTACTCCCAAATATTCAACCTCAAATTTAGTATCTATATTCGATTTAGGACCAATCGTCTTAATTAAAATATCATTTGGATTATCACACATTTTATAAAGCCAATCTAATATATTTTCAAAATACTCTTTTCCTTTCCTAGTAGTTTCAGGCTGCGTAGTTCCCCATAATATAGTTTTTCTACTTCCCGTTTGCTTTTCAGTATTATCTACTTCAATCTCATCAAATGGAAATGGTATAAATTCATATGGTATATTCGATAGCTTACTTTTTAAATGTACATTCAATGAATGAGTAGAACCAACTATAATATAAGATTCAACCGAATTGTATAATTCCACACGCTTATCTATAAATACACCATCAAACAAACCATCTAATTCAGGATATTCTGATTTGTTACCATACATCCAATGTGTCATTGTTATGTTTACCAATTTACTATCATTGGTTTGACATATGTTTTTTATTAAATTTTCGGGTAAATCATTACCAGAAGCGATTAATATTTTATGCTTTGGTATTTCATTCAATAGATATGGTATATTTTGCTGACATGGTTCTATGTAAGATAGAAAATCAGTTTCATCAACTTTATTTTTACTTTTAGTAAAATCAAAAACAGGCAAAACTTTAACTCTTACATTATCAAGCTTTTTTAATATCTTATAAAGAATATAGCTACCACTAACAGAATCTCCATAATCAATATCACCACATACATACAAAACATCACAATATGTTTCTTTTCTTATTTTCCTATATCCAATATACGAATGTAAAAATTTAAAGTCAAAGAAAGAATACAAATTTATTACAGGCAAATTATTTGAACTTATAAGAGCAGTTGCTGTAATTACATTTTTTTGCTTAAGAAACTGAAATATTCTATACCAAAAACTATATGATAGATGTGCGTATTTAGAATTAACTCCTCCCAATTCTAAATTACAAGTGTTAGTAGTATCATCTATTTTGAATGCCATAAATGAGAATACAACACCATCAATTTCTCCAACAAATAAATTTGATTTTTTCTTCAAATCATCAATCCAATTTGAGTTTCTTGATTTAGCCAAATCTTTTGATATTTTTGGGTCTTCAAAAAATCTACCATGATTAAAATTATTTGATGAAATATCCTTAATAGTATCGATATCATTATCAGTAGCCTCTCTTAAAATAAAATTAAACTTTTCAAGTATTTTATTTTCTTTTAAAGTTTTCAAATTGTTTGAAACTAATAAACTACTTTCTATGTTTATATAGTTGGATGCTTCTAAAACTTGCTTTATCAAACTATCAGTTGGTTGTATTCTCAATGATGTATATACTACATTATTTTCTTTACAATATAAATCAAATTTATCAATTAATTGTATTCCACTTTCTAAAGAATCTACGCATATTTCATAGATTTCATTAGTTTCATTATTAAAAACTTTTGAATTCCAATCTGTCTTTTCAAAGAAAAGGTAATTATTATTATCTATCTCTATTTTTTGCATAATATATTATATTGTACCAGAATCTACGTTTATTAATTGACCTGTTATTGAATTAGAATTATCTGATATTAAAAACTCTATTGTGTTTGCTACCGATATCATGTCCGTTGGCTTTTTTAAAGAAGTTCTATTATAAATTCTATCTTTTTGCTCATTGGTTAATGTACTACTCATATCAGTTTCCATAAAACCGGCTACAATACAATTTGAACGAATTCCCTTTCTACCCCACTCTCTAGCAGTATTTTTTGAAAATGCTTCTAAAGAACCTTTTGTGGATGCGTACATTGATAATCCATTATATCCAGTGTGAACACTTATGCTAGATATGTGTACAATAGAACCCATAATTTTATTATATATCATATTTCTAATCACAAACTTTGTTATGATAAATGGAGAAAATACATTCACATCATACATTAATTTTAGCTTATCAATATCCATATTAGTTATAATATCATCATATGCAATAGCTGCGTTATTTATGAATCCATGTAAAGGAATAGAGTTACCAATTTCACTTTTTAACAAAGCTTCCACATCAGCACAATTTTGTAAATCTAATTCAATATGTTTAAAGTTTGGATAGTTTGCTAATTCAGTATGTGCAGTTCTACCAATACCATATACATTATAACCACTATCTAATAAAATTTTAGCAGTTTTAAATCCCAACCCTCTGGATATGCCTGTTATTAATATATTTTTATTTTCTTTCAATTTTTCCGTTTTCAGTTATTTTAATTTCATCAACTATGTTTATCTTAGTTGGTACTTCGTAATCGTTCAATATTTTTTTAATATCTGATTTAATATCTACCACATTTTTAGAATATTGAGATTTTATTACAACATCACATACAATTATAGTTCCAAGTATAGAATTACTTTTTGAATACACATTACATAACTTAATATATTCTATACCACCAATTACATTTTCAATATAAATTGGATTTACCTGATAACCACCTATGTTTAATAAACTACCTTCTCTACCAACTATTTTAAATTTATCATCGCCAACCATTTCAATTAAATCACCCGTATCATACCAATCCCCATCTATCTTTATATCATTTGATTTACCTACTAAACTTATATTAACTTTTAATTTACCATCAGATAAATTTATTAATGATTTATATTTTTCAGGTATTATAAAGCTATCTCCATCAGTTGCAAATAAAGAACTAAGTTCAGTAGATGCATATATGTTTTTTACTTTAGCATTTGGAAATCTTTTTTTAATTTCAGATTGTAATTCTACAGTAGAACCCTCTCCGCCAAATGATATTTGCTTTACATTTGAATAATCAATACCTTCCGATGTAAGTAATTTATAAAATGTAGGAGTTGCTGATATATGGCTGATTTCGTATTTTATAATTCTATCAGATGCTTCCTTAAAGTCACATTTAAATAAATTTACTAAAGTATTACCATTTAAAAGTGCCTGCAACAATACTTGATAACCTGCCATTTTATTTGGATTATAAGTAAATGCCCATATATCGTTAAATCTATTTTCTGATATTTTTATGTTTCTTGTTATAGATTCAAATGTATGAGTTATTGTTTTAGGAAAGCCTGTTGTTCCAGAAGTTTCCAATACTATATTTTTATTTTTACTTTTTAAAGCGTCAATTAATTCAGAGTAGTTTAATACATTTCCATCTAATAGATTTTTTATCTTATCAACTATTAATGATTGAAATTCTGACAAATTTACTTCAATAGATTTGTTATTTACTAACAGAATCAAATCATTATAAGTTATAATTTCAGTATCTATCAAAAATGGCTTATGCATTCAATTTCTTTTTAATATCACCAATTGTAAAAACAAGACTATCTTTAAAAATATCTATATTATACACTTCTTCAATTTCAACAGTCAATTCAGCTAACATAAAACTATCATAACCAATATCATTTTTTAAATTCATATCATCAGTTATTTCTAAAACTTTAGAATATCCATTATTCTCTAATACCTTATTTACTATCTCTAACAATTCCATATTATTCTATTACTTTATTATTTTTAAAAACAGTAAATTCAGTTAAATCTCTATAACCATTTAATTCACCTTGGTCTGAATTGTGTATTGCTAAGTTTTGAAACATTGCCAATCCATGTGCTGCTTGTTGTGGAGTCATATACATATTCCATCCTAAGAATGTAATATCATCATCTTTATAATATTTCTCACTTCTACCTTCATAACGAGCTTTTTTAAACCAATCAGCTGCTTCAGCGTTATCAGTTAAAATCATACCACCTTTCCAAATTGGAAGAATCTTTTTAATATGAAATGATAATCCCATAAATTGACCTGGCATATACATATCCTTTGTTAATCTCTTAGCCGCATCCCAAATTGGATATGGTTTCAATTGATATGCACCTACCCAATGGTTTGTTTCAGGTCTTTTATCAAAGATAACTTCACCACCCGCATGTATAATTGATTGTGGTACTGAAAGGTAAGTTTTAGATGGGATGGTTACCTCTTTAACTTCATTATATTTACAAATTAAGAATAGTGCATTAGTGCAACTATCAACTGAAATAGCATATGGTGCTCCCGTATAAGCTGCTATTTCTTCTTCGAACATTCGTACTACTTTGTACGGGTTGTGTAACATTGGCATAATTAATCTTTTTTGGTTTCGTCTTGTCCTATTATTTCAATACAAAGTATATTCTTATCATTAACCATTACCAATCTACCATCGCTTGTTTCAAACTTTGTAAATTGACCTTGCTTAATTGAATATGAATCAACTCCCTCAAAAGTTCGTTTTTCTCCATTAATGAAGTGAAGTATTTGAGAAACATATCTTCCTTTTTTTGTTATTGATGATTTTAAATTTGGGTTTGTCATTTTTTTATTTTATTAATTCCATATACATATTTTTTGTATATCCTGTCCACCTGTGTAATTCCAAAATGCTTTTAGATAACCTCTTTCAGTTGGCATGTTCATCATCGGAGTAAGGCACGTTCCAATATCAATATAGGAATTATTGGGAAAATCTCTGAATAATTCATATACTGCCAAATTTGTGAACGTTGAAGCTGAAAATAAGAATACGTGATTTGTGATGTTATTTTCTTTAATCCACTGTCTAATAATTTCAATTTTATCATAATCATTTATAAATGCGTTATATCCCACTCTAAAATCTTTTTTAATGAATGGTAGTTTAGATGTATCTGCTTTTTCATGTCCAACGAATACACAATCTTTACTATAAAAAATTGGAAGTGTATTCATTATAAATGCTGGGTAATTTCCATTAACCCATAAGTTTGCCCATGTTAAACTATCATCATCTCCACCATGCAAATCAATTTGCCAATCGAAGTTTTCTTTACCAACACAACAACTACAACTAATACCTTTGTAATAGTTTGATTGTCTATGTTTATAAGCCTCCACTAATTTTTTTTGAAATAATTGGTGTTGATTTGGGTCAAAGTGCTTAAAATCTAATGGTTGATAAAATCCAGATTGCTTATGTTCTCCAATTTGAATTAAACCTTGGTCTAATTTTGATTCTTTATTTTGAAGAATGTACATTTCACCATCAGAATATCTAGCGAATGCAAAGTGTACATCGTTACGAATCATATCCGTAAACTTAGCAAAGTGTTCTCTAAAGTTTTTCTGCATCTAATATTTTTTTAATTTGTTTTGCTGCATACCCATCTCCATACGGACAAGGTTTACAAATATACGAATTTTTTTCCAAAGTAACAAATAAATCTTTTAATTTATCAGTAGTTTTACAAAGATGCAAATGCCCAGTATAAATTGCTTCAGGTCTTTCCGTTACTTCTCTACATACAATTACCTTCTTATTAAGAAAAGATGCTTCTTCCTGTATCCCACCACTATCACTTATTACTAACTTACATTCCAATAGGATAGCTATTAGTTCATCATGTGAAAGTGGTTCTACTATTTTAACGTTTGTTAGTAAGTTTCTATGAATTTGTACATTTGGATTTGGATGTATTGGTAATATAAATTCTAACTCTGGGTATTGTATTGCCAAATCATTTACTTCTTTAAACCACTCATGCATTATAGGATGATTCTCTCTACGATGTAATGTAACCAATACTTTGTTTCCGTAAGTTGGCGTAGGTAAATCAACTAAGTTATCTAGCACAGTGTTACCAACTAACCAAGTATCACCTAAAGATTTTTCTTCAAATAGATTAACCATTGCCGTTTGAGTTGGTGCAAAATTTACATCGGAAATACGAGCTATCATTTGTCTGTAACCTTCCTCAGGAAAGGGGTGTTTTAGACTCTTACTTCGAAGGCCTGCTTCTAAGTAGTATATTCTCATTCCTCTATGATATGCTCCTAAAGCACATGCAAATGCTGATGCCGTATCACCTTGAACCATAACACCTCTAAACTCACCTTCCGGTAAATCTAAACATCCTTTTACAACTTCATCTAATCTATTAGAACCTTCTTTGATAGTTGCTTTATAATCAACATCAACTTCTTTAAGTAAATCTTCATGCTGACCTGTAAAGAATAATTTATACTCACTACGGTCCATTATTTTAATTAAAGGCTTTATCTTTAGCCATTCCGGTCTAGTTCCGAAACATATTAATATGGGTAATTTATTTTTCATTTACTAATTTCCAACCTTTTTGTCTTTGTTCGTTAAAATATTGATTCATTAATTGTTTGAATGGTACACCTTCTACACTTCTTTGATTTGATTCCCACAGTGAATTAGCATCGCCACCATAAGTTGCACCCTTAGTACTTCCCCACATTTCCATATCAGAACGAGGATGAGGTGGTACATAAGTTTTAATACCAGCATACTTTTGTAACATATAGGAGAAGTGCATATCTTCACCACAGGTATTATATTTAGGGTCTGGTAATTCTCTAACCATAATAGGTAACCATTCTTTTTTAAAGAACCAACTATGCCCCACTAAATCAACTTCTACAGTCCTATCATTGTTACCTTGGTCAGGCCATCCGAATCTTAAGTAGTGTTCGTAGTATGAAGATTGTTGCGGAGGTAATGGATTCAAATACATCAATCCTACCGTTCCCAATAAACCTTCCTTCTCATTCATTGTGTTCATACAATTCTCTAACCATTTCTTACCAGGAATCGTATCATCATCAAATACACACACATAGGGATTCTTAGCGTTCATAGCAAAATAGAATCTTGCCCACACTCCGAAGTTGTAATTACAATAGGCAACAGGAACTTCCGTACCAATATCGTAATTAATCAAATCGTTATCGCCGGGGTTATTGTACCATACTAATATCTCATCCGGCGGTAATGTTTGATTTTTCAGAGCTTCTATTTGTTCATTTAGATTATCTCCTCTTTTGTAACCATTTAATATAACTGTTATCATTGTAAATAATTTTTAATTCGTTCTATCCAAACTTCTTGCGAAAAAAGTTCTTTATAATTTTCTTTTGCTGTCTTAGAGCATTTATCATAAAACTCTTTATCTTCTCTTAACATAGTTGCCATCTCTCTTGCACTTTCCAAATCATTAACCATTACTGATGTATATGGGTGACATAACATTTGAGTATCTACATCCATATTTCCAATACAAGGAATTCCAAAATATGCACAATTCAACGCAAATGTACCAGCTGCCACCGTTGGCATCATATGAACTGCATATTTGAATGTTGATAAATTTTGCATCCATTCACTCCACATCATACGAGGTAAGTGATTTAAATTATCCACACTACCTTCATTCTCTCTCATAGCATGTGATGTTTGTGCCCAAATAGGAACTTCAAAATTGTTAGCTATAATGTAACTTTCAAATCCACCATACCATCTTGCAAAGTTACCACCTATAATTGCTTTATCTTCTTTTGTAGGTACTATATCTTTGATTAGAGTATCAATCATCAATGTACCGATAGGTTGGATTGTTTTGTTAGGAAATAACCCCTTATAATACATTACATCGGAATCATTGTGAGTAAAGATTGAATCACATGATTGTAAAAAATTGAAGAAGTAAATTTGGTCTGCTATCTCATAATCGTTATACCACCAATGAGGTCCTTCTTGAATATAGTGAACCGAAGTATTACCTTTTTCTTTTATTCTACCAACAATATCTTGCTGAAGTAATTCTGAAAATGGATTAACTCCGTTTACCAATCTACTTCCTTCCGAACTTAAGAATGTTTTACCTTTTGGAAATATAACAAAGACATGGTCATAACCTGTCAAATTTTTATCTGCACCAAACAAATGAATATTAAAATGGTCAGCATCTAAAGCATGCATCCAAGCAAACTCCGTTCTCATATTTGGATGATTGGCTGGAACTTTCCCAACGAATCCCATTTCAGTAAGGAAAGCTATCTTAGATTGTATCATAATAAGCGTTTTGTTTTTCTTGCCTATCTATTTGTTTATGATGATATAAACAATATATTTCTTCGTTTGGTAATATTGATAATGTATTATATCCAACAATTCTTTCATGCACTTTACCAACCCATTCAATTTCAGATGTTCTACGATATATACGAGTTTGATAATCAGGAAAATTAACCCAACCGTTATCATTTACATTCCACTTCCATTTTTTAATATGTGTTTTAGTTAAACCTTCAACGGTGTTAATTCTAGGAACAAAGAATAAATCAACATCTTTATTAAATTCAATAAATTCTGATAAGTTTTCTACCAAATATTCTGATGGTATTTCATCTGCATCAATTTGAAAAATGAATATTCCGTTTGCATTATTCTTTATATTATTTTTAAATGATGCAAAATCATTATTAAGAGGATATCCAATTACTTTGATTGTATTTGTATGTAACTGTGATAAAATGGTTAAATAACTTTTAATAGGGTCTGTAACCGATTCTTCATCATATTGAATTAAAATCTCATCATCCTTTTTAATTCTATCCTTTAGGAAGTCTACTAATTTTGTAATTTCTTCCAATTCATTGCAAACAGTAATTGCGTAAGTAATATTAATCATAGTATTTTTATTTGAATACAAATATACGAAAATTATATGAGATTAACAAATATATCTTTGTATATGTATATATAGATATAAATATACAATTTTCAAGTAAAGCACAAAAAAATGGGTAACTTTTTTAAGATTACCCATTTATATTTTATTAAATCCTATTAATACGTTGTATTAACAGTTATCCAAGTACTACCATTATGGAACATTAACCAAGATTGTCCAGCTGAGCCAGATGAGTATAACATACCAGCCTGCCCAGTTGGTGCGAATTGATTTGGTATTAAATGAATTCCAGAATACAAAGCAATAGAACCACTAACCGTTAATATTTTTTGAGTTGGTTCAAATCTTAAATCAGCTTCAACAGCACCTGCCGTTGTTACATTATTATATGTTATTATACCATCATTAGTAGTTCCTGTTAAAGTTAAAAATCCACTCACACCACTTGTACCACTTGTACCACTCACACCACTTGAACCACCACCACCTGTCAATCCAGCTGAACCATTTGTACCAGAAGTACCGTTTGAACCAGAAGTACCATTTGTACCTTCTACCCCACTTACTCCAGAAGTTCCCGATGTACCTGAAGTTCCATTAGAACCATTAGAACCAAATCCATTACTTCCACTTATTCCACTTGTACCAGATGTACCATCCGTTCCAATTCCATCATTTCCAGAAGTTCCCGATGTACCACCTGGCCCTTGCGTTCCACTAGTACCCGATGAACCATTTGAACCAGCAGCGGATGAAATACCCGATGAACCATTTGTACCAGAAGTTCCACTACTACCAGGAATACCATTAAATCCACTCACACCAGATGTTCCAGATGTACCACCACCACCGCCGCCTGTTATAGTAACTTGTGCTGTTGAATTACCCAAATCAGTAACAGTTGCTCCAGTAAATGTTAATATAGAAACATTAGATACACTATTAGGATTTGAATCCTCAACAGTTAATTTTAAAGAAGATGTTGGTGTCTGAGAATTACTTCTTCCACCCACGGCACCTACCCAAACATATCCTTGTCTTAAAGATGCTGTCATAGAACCTAATACATCCAAAGAACCTGTTATTTGTATATTATTTGTAGTTGCTACAACAGAACCCGTTGCTCTAAATATACCATCAGTTGTTGCAGTTCCCCCACCACTTCCAAATGATGAAGTAGCTACTAAAGATGTTATATTATTAGGTCCACCTACCCAAGCATAACCTTCTCTCAAAGATGCAGTTAATGTTGAACTAATATTTAACGAACCAGTTATGCGTTGATTACCATAAAAAGTATTTGCAGATGATGTTTGTGCAAATAAATTATAGTTTTGTATTTGTGTAGATGAACTTACAATTGCTGCCCCTTTTAAAGATGCAGTATATGCCAATACATTATTTATTAAAGTTGTATCGATGGATGTTCCAGATGAACCACTTATTCCTGATGTACCACTTGTACCGCTACTTCCACTTACTCCAGATGTACCACTTGTACCGCTACTTCCACTTACTCCAGAAGTTCCCGAAGTTCCAAAATTTGTACCATCTAATCCGCTTGTACCACTTGTACCACTTGTACCAGAAGTTCCGCTTATACCAGATGTACCAGATGTTCCCGAAGTTCCAGAAGAACCAGAAGTTCCTGATGAACCACTTATTCCACTTGTACCGCTTGTACCAGAAGTTCCTGATGTACCTGATGTACCACTACTACCAGAAGTACCCGAAGTACCACTACTACCAGATGTACCACTACTACCAGCTTGTCCCGTAGCACCTGCTGTATTTATAAACCAAGATGTAAATGGTCCTCCACTACCAACAACAGAACCAACATTAACAACAAATTGACCCGTACCACTATTATATGATGTAACGGTAGCTGTCATATAATTGCTACCATCTTTAGATATAATTGTTTGTTGACCAGGTGTCCAAGAAAGACCCGTACCTATTGTGAAGGTTTTAGCTCCAATTGTTATTGATTCCGATGTTGATGAAATTGATGTGAATAAATCACCTTTTACGCCGGATGTTCCAGATGAACCAGACGAACCACCACTTCCAGCCGTACCATTTGTACCATTAATTCCAGAAGTACCAGCAAGACCTGATGTTCCACTTGTACCATTAGTACCTGCACTTATTATACCTTCTAAGTATGTAAGATTATCATCCATCTCCACTGCGGTAAGTGGAGAACCCTTTGATAGACGTTTAGTTAATGCCATGACTTATATTTTCCTATTATAATTGTAATTGTTATAACAGTAAATATAATTAATTCCCAAAATAGAGAATTCTAGTAGTAAGATTTTAGAATATCAGGCTTAATTCTGATTTCTTGTATTTGTTTTATCCCAGATATGTTGTAAGTTCTATATGCGGATGGGTCTTTTTTATATATTGTATTGGATTTGACAAACTGATTAAATATTTTACTTCCCTGCCTATCGCATAATATTAATAATTGTCCAAGCTTTTGTTCAGTAGCGAAATCGGCATCTGTTAAACCTTTTCTAAATATTGGTTTTAACCATTGAAAAAACTTTTCAGGTTTAATATCACTTATTTTTATACAAGTTAATTTTTTATCTGTTGTAATTCCAATAACAAATACAAATGCTGTTTTTGTACCTGATAATGTTTTTGTTGTACCATCTACATATTCGTAGGATGTAATTTTATATATGTTACGAGGAAGAATCTGCGATTTACTCACAGATTCCTCACTCAATATTAATGGTTTATATTGTAATGAAAATGCCATTAGTTAATTTTATTCAATTTAGGTATTTGCATTTTCGAGCTATTAACCTTTGGTAAATTAAACGGAACTAATTTTGGTTGTGCTTTTACATAACTTTCCATTATTTCAATAAATTTATCATTCATCTTATCTAATGTAAAATTATTTAATGTATTAGTTCTCAACCCTTCAGATTTCTTTAAATAAATATCATAGTTTTTATAAACATCATAGATTTTATTTGCGGCTGTAGAGTAATTTACACTAAACCATTGTGCTTCTTTCATAAGAAATTGGTCAGCTGCAGATTCATCTACCGATGTCAAACTACCTTCCAATAAAACAGAATGTTCTGGTGGTAGGAAATCCAATTGTCCACTCCAACCACTAGCTATAATCGGTTTACCGGTCAAAGTAAACTCAGCCATAGGTCTACCATATCCCTCACCCTTAGCGAATGAAATCATCGATTTAACTTTAGGATGGTGGTATAAGTTACTCATATCACTTTCTTCCATATCCCCATGTACTAAATAAATAGATGGGCATTTATCACCAAATGTTTTAACTACACTTTCTATTTTTTCACGAGTTGCTTCTCTATCAATTACAGAAAAACCTGCTGATGATGTTTTGATAATAAGACCAGGTCTTTTATCTTTAGGAGTATGTTGAAATACTGTGGCAAATGTTTTAATTGCCATACCAATATCTTTTCTATCTTGTCCTAAATTTCCTTTCAACCAATGCCCTACAATTAAGAAGTTAAAATCTTCTTTTACATTTTTTAATATATCCTTACCACTTCCTTTAGAAAATATATCAGTATCAACTCCTTCAAAAAGAACTTCAATTGGAGTAATTGTTTTAATCTCTCCAACAATCTGTCCACTATCATTATCTTTTTGCTGATATACAGTTCCACCTAAATTTTGTTTTGTAAAATTAGATGGTACAATTATCAAATTCATTTTGTTAGAACCATCGATAAAATCCTTTGGTGCTATTGTAGTTTCAACACCAGCAGTTATACCAATATTATAGTGTCCTTTTGGTTCAAACTCATTTGCTACCGAAACTTGCATAAACACATCCGGCTTTTCAGTTATTTCAGTAATAACTCTTTCTAACATCCATCTACCAAATTCGCTCTCACCATCAACTTGGTTTTGTGGAGTATTACCCCATCTTAAAGGTATGATTTTAATATCATATTTATCCATCTTGCGTAAAGATTTCATTAAATCTCTACAATGGTCACCGTAACCACTACGAGTGAATATAGGTCCTTGAAATACTAATGTTGGTTTCATTTATATAACTTATTTAATTTTAAATACTTCGAATCTTTCTCTTGGTTTCCAATTTTCAAAAACCGATTCGATTCCGTTTTCTAATTGTTGACACATATTCTTATGTGTTAAACCCATATCGCCCATAAATGCTTCTCTACCTATCAATCCATTTGCTTTACGAACTTCTTTTGGTGTGTTGTACATTTCCTCAATTGCTTCAGCAACTTCCTCCACATCAACTCTATCATCCCAAATATAAGGTGTTGGTACTGAACCTGCTAATGCTAATGCTCTACTCCATACAGGTTTAACCCAAGGACCAGGTTTAGCTTTTTGTTCCCACTTCCTCCACTCATGTAAAGAACCAATTTTAATGTAATCTTCGTGTGTTAATAATTTACCATCAACTTCAAATCCACATTGGTCTTGCAATCCACCAGTTACGTTTACAATGATGGGAGTTCCCGTCATTACCGATTCTGCAGTTGCCAATCCAAATCCTTCGTTGTTAGCAATATTGATTGTTACATCTGCTATATTGTAAATAAGATTTAATTCTTCTTGAGGTCTTCTCTTTTCAGAAAATATGATATTACAATTAGGTGCTACTGCATCAATTACTGCTGGTAAATCAGTTCCATTCTCATCAACAGGTTGTGTGTGCATTACTAATACACATTTATCTGCTTTCTCCTTACCAATCTTATCACAAAACTTTTGGAAAGCTACGATAACATCAGCTGGTTGTTTTCTACGGATATTTCTATTACTCCAATATAATACGAAGTCATATTCCTTATCACCTAAAATTTCTTTACGGAACTCAGCAGGTACTTCAGTTGGTTTGTATAAATTAAAATCAATACCATGTGGTACATAATCAATTTGCCAATCTGCTTTTGGTTTCCACGTTGGTTTAGTATCTAATGCTGATAATCTTTTAATGATACCATATGTTTGACGAGAGATACAACCAATCCAATCACAACTTTCATAGAAGTTACGATTATATAATGGGTCTGGTAAATCATCCCAAATTGCGTAGAATAAAAGTGGGACATTTTGTCTGATTTCATGTTCGATATCATACAACCATGTCCAATAACGAGGGTCAGTAAAATGTACAATTGCATCCGGCTTCTCTGCATTGATTAATTGTCTAATCAAATCAGCGTTACCATACCCATTCCAAGGTAAAATCTTTACATTAGCATCAGCGATACCATATCTTTCTTGGATATCTTGGCTAACATCTAAAACCTTTCCTGCTTCGGGGTGATTAATTGCGGCTCCTACTTGAAACCAATCATATTTGTGTGCAGTTCCCAATACTAATTCTTTGGAAACGGTGGCAATACCACTTGCCATTCTTAAGTCATCTGATAATAACAGAATTTTCTTTTTTGCCATAACTTATTTGTGTTGTTAAAATTGTGAACCTGAAATTTGTAATTTTAAGTATTCGTTCATTGATTCCCTAAATTCGATATCTGTTACATATCTCTCCACAGTCCTATTAACTAGCTTTTGAAGTGTAACATCCGAAGTAAAGGAAACCTTTTTGAAACTTGAATATACATCTTTAAGTATTTTCACAGTTGTCAATTTTGTGTTTTCTTGATTCATTGTTTATATATTTATATATATAAGTATAATGATTTAAAAAAAACATAAATTTTTATTTTGTAGCTTTTTTATCACATATTCCCCTATTTCCAAACTCACAAAACTTACAATTCTTTTTTGCTGCACCAGGTACTTTTGGGAATTCGATATCTTTAAACGTACCACCATCATCAAATACAGTATTGATAAATTCCATAAATTCATCATATACTTTTTTAACAGATGGAGAACCATGTGCTGGAATATGCTTAGATACATGTGGTACTGGAAATGCCGAATCTTCGGGCAATTTTCTACGAAGTATCTGATACTCTACTTTAATCTTTTGTAATGGAATATTAAATAACTCTGAATAATACTTTTTGTATAATAGTATTTGTGAGTTCTTCATCTTATCAGCTTTTTGATACTGATTCCATCCCATAGTGGATGTCTTTAAATCTATAATAATGATTTCGTTTGATGCCAAATCTCTAATAACAATATCGATAAATCCAATAAAATGTACACCCTCTTTAATGGTTGCGTTTAATGGAATCTCAATACCCACTAATTCAAATCCACTCTTTGAGTAAAATTTGTGCATATGTTTATCCAACCATTGTAGAATACGTCTACCATCACCATAAAATTCTTCTAATTGAATTTGAGTACAAGGAGTTCCTTCGCTCATTTTATCAGCTTCACTTTTATAAGCTTCTCTCATTTTTTCCAATAAGAGCTTGTCTTTGTTGATTTCATCTGCTTGCTTTTTAGAAACACCATACATAACCGAAAGGTAATGTTGGATAGTTTCGTGCATAGCAGTTCCAAAGATTGTATGGATATTAGATGAACTTTCACCTAATTTATCTATGTAGTTTAATTTGTATTGATGTGGACATGAACTCCACATACTATATTGTGAAAATGATACTTTAGCCATTATGTTGTTTTATTGTATAAAGATACGAAAAATACCCGAGTTTACCAAATTAAACTTTTAGTTTTAACTTAGTTATTTGCTTTGGGTCAGTACCATAATTCTCTGCAATTTCCTTAATATGCATCTTACCGCTGGTGGTTTCGTAAAGGATTTTAAGATAATCCTCTGCTTCAGTTAAAGATACTTCGTATTGTCTTGCTACCAATTCAATAATCCAATCTTCATATTTTTCAGATGAAGCTGGTTTCATATATTTTAAAAATGCTCTTGTCTTTGGAATTAATCCTATCAAACATAAATACATCGCTTTAGGAGGTGCCTCCTGTATGTAAGGTTGTATATCTGCAATCAATTCTATCCATTCGGGTTTCATAGAAAGAAAACGGAGTATCATATAGTTACTCCATGTCTTTTTATCACTTTCATCAAGTGTGTCCCAATACTTTGGGTCTTTCTTATCCGTAATTGCGTTTAGATGGTCGAATAATGTTTTAGCCATATTATGCTTCTTCTTCTACTTTTAAACCCGGAGGTAATAATTCATTAAGTACTTCACCACAATCTCCACAAAGGAATAGTTCAACCGGCAGTACTTCATCTTTTGGTTTACCAGTTAATAACTTTGAAATTCTACGGAATCCAAAACCTTGTACGAAAATCTCACCACCACATTTCTTACATCCGATTGCTTCGGTTTTTTCTAATGAAACTGCTTTTTCTTCTTGTCCTCCGATTGGTTGCCCACCTGCTCCTAAAATGTTTGCCATTATATAATATTTAAAATTTGAATTAATGTAGCTGCTGCTGGAATTTCTTTATCAATTGCTACTGCTGATTTGTTTACTCCATCGCCTAATAGTAAGATTACATTTGCCGTATTTTCTCCTGCATACTCATCTACCTTATCATATAACATTGTATATAAATCGGTAAAGTCAGTAACTTTAGAATCAATAAGAGCCTGTCTTACTTTCATATATTTGTTTCTCTTATCATCCGAAGATTTTAAGATATCAATAATTTTATTTCTATAATCATTCTCTAATAGATTTTGTACATCCACTTTCAACTTACCTTTGTTGGAGTTCAATTGACAAGTATTAATAATCTTACGAATATCAGGATACGATGCGTCAATGATTGGAACTAAATCCTTAACTTCAAATTCAATCTCCTCATTCTTTAAGATTTTACTAATTTGCATAGCAACATCTTTTTTAGTTGGAGGTACGATTTGAAATGATTGACATCTACTTTGAATCGGGTCAATTACTTTCTCAACATAGTTACAAGTTAATATGAAACGGCAATGTGCTGAAAATGTTTCCATTAAGTTTCTTAAGATAGCTTGTGCGTTGTGAGTCATATAATCAAACTCATCCAATATAATAATCTTAAATGGTTTGAATCCCATTGAAGATGCAAAGTTAGTTACTTTGTTTCTTACGGTATCCACATTGTTCTCCGAAGATGCATTGATAATCATATAATCACATTCAATTGATTTTATAATTAACTTTGCTAATGTAGTTTTACCAGTACCGGCTTTTCCGTACAAAAGTAAATGTGGAATTTCGCCTGTTTCTAAGTAACCTTCTACTTTTGATTTTAGATGTTCATTACCTACATAATCAACAAGCTTTGTTGGGCGATACTTCTCTACCCACAAATTATTATTTACTTTTTCTTCCGATTGTTCTATAAACATATTTTATTTTTTATTTTCCAGTTGAACCAAATCCACCATCACCCCTTTCAGTATCCGATAACTCAGCTACTTCATCAAACTCAATTGGAGGATGTGGAATAATCATAATTTGTGCACCTCTATCACCAACTTCATATTTAGGCCTAAATCCAGTTGTTTTAAAGGTAGCTTGTAATTCACCTCTATATCCACTATCAATTACACCAACTGAATTTGATAAAATTAAATCAGTTTTTCTAATAGATGAACGAGGGAATACTAATCCTACAAATCCATAAGGAATTTCAAGTGCAATACCAAATCCATAAGTAATATCTCCCTCACTTCTAGCAATGATAGATGTAATAACTAAATCCATTCCAGCATCACCATCTTTTGCATATGATGGGATTACTGCATTTTCATTAAGCTTCTTTATTCGTACTTTCATTTTCTAAATTTTGTTTTACTAATTCAGCTTGCTTTGTTTGAAACTCTCTCATTTCTTTACCTTCTTTGGAAAGTTCTCTAGCAAATAATTTAAATTTCTTACCAGTTTCTCTGTTTGTAAACGAGATGTAAGCATCTTTTGTGTTACTAACCGTAAATGTAACTGTTGGGTCTTCATCTGTCATATCTTCACTAGTCCAAGCAAAGATTTGTGGTTCATCTTCATCAAACTGAAATACCCATTCACATTGTTCTAACTTTTCAGGTGGTGTCATTTTTATTTCACCAATTGGTTCTAATTTTTCTTCTTTTGTTTTTTTAGCCTTTGCCATAATTTTTCTTTTTATTTTTATCTCCCTACTTCTGATAGGTATTTAGCTTTCATTTCTTCCCAACTAATTCCAATAGCATCTATATAGAATAAGTGTTCGGGTTTAATTCTTCCTTCATCGTGTAGTTTTGTATATCTACTGATTGCATGTTTCTTCCACCATTTGTTAATGTATTCAGTACCTTGCTTAAACTTATTTTTGATGATTAATTTATCTTCGGTAATTTCGTTACGAAGAAATTCATTTCCATTCTCATACATCATAGCTAAGTACACACCTCTTTTAAATCCGTGATGATATTCAGTTGCCTTAATACCACACTCTTTGAATATCTTACCTAATATCTTTTGTTTGATACCACTAACAGGTCCGTTTCTTTCATAACCCATATTAGCTCCATTACGGGCTCTTTCTTCGGTAATGTTTTCGGAATACCATTCTGCATGATTTTCTTTAATCCATTGATGCCACGGGTCATAGAATTTATCATCCGGCTTCAAACTAATCTTACCAGCCGATTCACCTAAAGTTTTGAATAAGGGGATACCATTATATTGAGAGTGAATACCATATAAAGATGTTGTACCTACTGCAATCAATATATTCTTATACTTCTCTTTCCAATAGTTTCTAACTTCAGGTACAGTAGTCATCATAGCGATTAATTTACCACCTAAAAAGTTATAACCTAATGGTTGAGTACATACAATAGTAGAAGCAATAGTAGTGTTGTTTAACTTACCATCAACAAACTTATTATCTTTAGTCCAACCAATGAAGTTATCTCTAACTCCCATAGCGGTTACATCGGATGCTAATGAAATTTGTCCTAATAGTTTTCCACTCACTCTATCCTTTACATTAATCTTTACATTACGGCCAGGGTTTGCTGTAAAATCCATTGTGTGAATCATACGTCTTACCGCTGCCCATTTAGTAGATTCTTTTGGGTCATCCACAATCTCAACGTAAGGGTCTAACGATTCAATTTCTTTTATCGTTAGCTCCTTATTGTTGATATCAGTTGGTTTCCATTGAGAATCATAATAAGATGCTATTTGGGCTTTTGCTTGAATCATTGTAGGTTCTTGCAATTCTACCCACTTCTTATACAAAGTTTGTTCTTGTACAGACATTGTCATAAGGTAATCCATATTTTCTATTAACTTTGATTTTTCAGATTCAAAGTCAAAGACAGGTTTTTGTGGTTCAGTATCCCAAAAGCTCATATTATATTATTTTACGATTGCTCTAATTTGATTAGTTTCTATTGATGGTACATAAATGTATATCTCCTTACCAGCATTTTCAATAAGAAATTTTTCTAAATTCAAATTCCATGTTTCAGTTTGATATAACTTACCATCTATTTCAAATACAGGTTCACTTATTAATTTATAATGTTGGTTTGCCATATTACTTAATTTCTACTAAATAGTAATTTGAAGTGTAGTCACCATCAACGAATGCTACGTGCGATAATCCCTTAGATGAGATTTTCAATGAAGATGATTTAGAACCTTTGTTAGCCATTAAGATAGCTTTCAAATACTTTGCAGAAAATGCAATTGGTTCAATATCTTCTTTAGCAGTTGCTTCTACTGCAATTGAAATTCGGTTTGAGTTGATTGAAGAATATCCTAAGATAATTTCAGCTTTACCAGCCTTAACCGTAAATGTGAATGTATCTGAATCAGATAATACACCTTTTGATTTGATGAACTTATTTACAAAGTCATCATCTAAGCTTACTTCCGTATCAAATGAAGGTAATGCTTTTAAATCAGGTACTGCAGGAATCACCGATGGTGCTGCTAACATATATTGTACCTTTGTTTTCTTATCAGAAAACTTCAATGCTCCAGTAACTTCTTCTACTGCAATTGTGTCATCCAATACACTCAATAATCCTTTTAATTGAGATGTAGTGTAAATACCAAACTCACCGCTTGGAAATTCACCACCTACTACTGTAACATCACCTAATAAGGTTTTGTCATCTGAAATCATTCTTACCGATAAGTTCTTGTCATCGGATTTTACCATAACGGATTCAATCTCACCACCTAAGTTGTAACGATTTACGAAACCATCAAATTTGCTTTTGTTCATAATTGAAATTTTAAATTTATGTTTTAATTTGTTATACAAATATACGAAAAATACCTGAAACTACCAAATATTCTTAAAAAGAAAAGAATTGTTCAGCGGTTTTTTGTGAAGAAAGTACTGCACCCCACCCTAAAGCCCCATAGAAGTCCTCTAATTTCTTCAATAATTCCCTTTCGAAGATTTTATCATAATCGATATACGTCCTCACCAAGTCCATTATTTCATCAGGGTCATCATGTCCTTTGAATCCAACCGCATCCAATCCATATGGGTTTTGTTTCAAATATACCCACTTAATCTTATCACCATCTCTCATTGGAGCGTGCTTAGCTGCACATTTGAAGTGAACTAATAATTGGTTATGTGCAATTGCTGCTTTAACGTGCGCCGGAGTTCCACTATTAAATTGGAACATTGCTCTATTATCTTTCTTCTTTGGAATATATTTTGATAATTCTTTTACTGCTGAGTTTTTAGCAATTGAAGTTACATCCATATTAACCAAGTCCTTTTTGAAATCATATATCCTGTCAGTTAGAACCATTTCAGTTTCACCTTGTAGAATTGAAATAAGGATACCACTCATAAACTTACGGAATTGTGCGGGGTACGATGAACGAACCACATCCAATCCTTTAACTTGCAACGTATCACAAGGAATACCATTCTCCGCAATAATCCATTGAGCGTATCTTTTCTTAGCAATCCAAATACCACTTCTACTTACGAATTCTTTTTTGATTTGGAATCTATGTTTTGTTTTATCAACATTAAATACTTTCTCAGCCAATACATCATAAAACTTATTTAAAAAGTCTTGTGTTTCACCAGCAATAGCATCCACCTTTAATGCAATTTCTGCATCAGTCAAATTTCTCCAATCTTTATAACGATGGTCTAAGATAGGTACTGCTGAAAAGAATACGGAATCCGTATCAATGTATATGTTAAAGTCTTGTCCGTTTGTTCCTAATTCTTTATTGTATTTAATGTTAGCCATATCAGCCGTAGATTTAATTACAGTCTGACCTGTTGTTGTTACAGCCTCAGCGTTGTCCACATCATAGAAACGGAAAGCCGGCAAACCTAACACACCATACAAAGAGTTCAATAAGATTTTTTGTACCAACTGTCTTTTTTTATAGAAAGCGTATTTCTCTTTGTCACCACTCTCACCATACTTCTTCTCTAATGCTCTAAACTCCACACGTTGTTTGAACCATAGGTCTAAGATATCAGGAATACAACCTACTTTATCAGTAGTGTAAAGAACTCCGTTAGATGATATAGCGTATTTACTTTCATCCAACAATTTTTTAAGATTATCTTTTGTAATACTTTTATCTCCTAAAAAGAAAGTATCAATTTCACCCTTCATAAACTTTTGTGCATCCCAATTATCAATCTTACCAACTTTAGTTTCTGGTGAAATGTTAGTTGTCATAATGATTGAAGGATATAGTGAAGTTAAATCCAAGTCATATATCCATTCGTACTTACCAACGATAGGTGCCTTCACATATGCTCCAATGAATTTCTCTTGGTCATTATCTCTAAGTGCTTGCATTCTTTCTTGTCTATCCGCAGGTTTGTTAGGAGCTACAATGTTTCTTCTCTTAAGGTAACATAACAATGCACCCTCTAAGTATTTCGATGAATAAACAAAGTCCTCATATGGAACGTGTCCAGCGTGACAGATACCTCTAGCCGTATCAATGAATTGTAACTTCTTATCCATATCAGCTACTAACTGAACATCGACTAAGTTATACTCAATAAACTTTTCAATATCATCTTTGAATAAATCATCTAAGTTACCAGAGTACTCAATCTTACCTCTACCCAATTCCTTCATCGCAATACTATCCAAACGATAGTTATCTAATTCCGAATAGGTGAAGTTTTTATATAAAGCTAGGTAATCTAAATAAGATACGCCGGCCATATAGAATCTCTTACGATATGGAGACCAAAAACATTCACCTATTGGGCTTAATCTATTAGCGTGTTTAACACCTAATAGTCTTTTAATACGATTATATAAATAAGGAGTATCGAAGTTATCAATGTTCCAACCAGTTACGATTGTTGGATTGATGTATTCATACAATTCTAAATATTTCATACACATATCCCTCTCATCTTTGAAAGGAATTACAGTACGATTGCCGGTCTTCTTCTCACTCATTTTACCAGCTTTGTCCATAATCAAAACCCAATAATGATTAGTAGCAGAATCATGCAAACCAATTGCCGTTAATTCATTTTCTGATTTTTCTACATCAGGCAAACCACTATCCATTTCACACTCAATATCATATGTAAGCGTAACGTGTCCTTCTGATGGTATATCTGAATCAGTATATGTATCAACCAAAACTCTAGTGGTTTCGGCTACATCGGATTCAAATAAATTCGGGTCATCTTTTGTGAATTTAAAAATCTTATCTAACTTATCTCCATACAAAGATGTGTATTGTCCTCTTTGTGCTTTTTCATAAGCATACCTAACATACGGAAAGGTTCTATATCCTAACTTATCATCCCAAATGTGTACTAAATTTCTTTCTCTCTGATAATAAATATTTTGATACATCTATGCTTTTAATTTTATATTTAATTGTTGTAACATTCTACCTTCGTTTTCTGAAAGTTCTAATGCTCTTTCTATACTTTTAATCTCTCTATCCTTTCTATAATTATCGTCATCCAATATTTTATCTAGCATTTCAAACAGGTCTTTTTTAAATTTAAAAAACAATCCGTTTGGTTCTATTTCCTGATAACATAAAGATTCTTGATATATCATTGGAGTACCATTCATCAAACAATCCGTTGCTGATACACTCCAACCATAATTCGTTTGCCTCATTTGAATACCGACTTTACATTGTTGTAATCTACCATAGTATTCATGCTTTGGAAGTTTAGTTGAATCAATCCAGCTATGTTCCGGCGTTCCTTTTAATTGAGGCACCCATACACTAAAATCTTGTCTACGTTCTCTATATTCCTCCATCAATTTAATGAAAGTAGGGTATCCTTTATAAGCTGCTGCTCTATGATTGAATACTATAATATTTCGTTTTTCTTCTGATGCTGATTCAATTACATTTTGTTTTGGTAGTCCCAAATTCCATACCACCAAAATATCATCTAACTTTTTAACAAACTCATCATTGAACCAAATCTTAGCTTCTTCCAATACTCTATTCTTTTGGTCTTGTGTATTAAGGTAACAAGTTTCCATTTGAGATATACCTAATAGTTCAATAGGCATCCATCTCCATTTATTCTTTCTATCTTCCGCATTGCAGGTTTTCATTTCCCACCAATGGCAATATCCAATAATTTTTGTGTTGAAATCGTTTTTGTATCTACCAACTTGAGGCCAATCAGGCAAATGTGAGTAGATAACATCATACTCTAATGTTTCTAATAATCGATTGAAGTCGGGCGGATAGGTACGCATTTTAATCATATCGCCAGAGAAGGGTAAGATATGCTGCTTTACATTTAGTAAATTCAGTTTCCTAACCGGCTCTGGTAATATAATATTCCAAAAGTATTCACCGTGTTGCTCTAAACCTTTTATGTGGTTGTAGATAACATCAACGAATGAATCCTTTTCTATATTAGCGGAATTGGTGATATTAGGTATCACCAAAACACGCCTTGCTTCTTTACTTAATTGTCCTTCCCAAAATGTCATTAATTATTATTTAATTTAAAAGTGATTTGTACTCATCACCACTCATATTCAACTTTTTAAGATTATGAGATTTGCTAGTTACTACAAGATTATCATATTCAGTAACACCACCTTTTTTCTTTCCCCAACTTCTAGGAATATAATGGTCACCAACCAACTTCTTATTATCCAAAGGTTGTCCATCGTAGAAATCAATTCTACCTTGCTCTTCCCATTTTCTGATAATTTGGTCTCTAGTAAAATCACGATTATCAATTTCAATTACCCCAAAAGAATCCATATTTTCTTTTAATTCCTTATCCAATATATAAGTGATTGTACCAATTGCTTTTGGATTTTTACCACCAAATAGTTTATTGAATGGCTCCATTTGCTCATCATCAGTACCAAACATTAATTCATCAGCATACAACTTACCACCAGTCTTTTTATCGGTATTACTCCATTTATCATATACTTCAAAAAACTTATTTACATAGGTTTCTATAATAAGCTTTCCGTATTTGTTTTTTAACTCATAACCATATAAAATTAACATTTGAGAAAACATTGGTACAAGTTTATATTTTCTATCAGATGCAACAGATGTAATGATATCATAAGAAAATTGAATTAGTGGTTCTAAAACCGATTCTTTATAATCTTCAAATTGTTCTTCGGTAGATAAGATACCATTGGTGGCCTGAGCCTTTGTAATCCAATCGGTGTGTTTTCCTTGTGTAAGTCCATTACGATAACCATTATGTTGTAACATAATCATTTCGGAAACAAACTCATCTACTTCCATACGGCCGTTGATTACGAACCCTTCGGAGAAATTAGATAATTTCCATTTTTTCTTCTTTCCACTATCAATTAATGTTCTATCAAATAGTTTATGCTTATTTTCAAATCTTGATATATTACGAATATATTCAGATAATCTACCACGAATAGCGTTTCTCTTTTCTTGTGGTTTCATTTCATTTGAATTATTCAAAACATTAATGAATAAATCAGCCGTTTGAGAATCTGATAAGTTTTCGTACCACTTACAGCTAATTCTATAAGAAAGTATTGTTTGATATAAATTTGGTTCGTTTTGTCTAATCCAATCTATATTCTTTTCGCGCAAATCAATACCATTGATTATAAAAGAGTCATGTTTTGGTAAACAAAACTCACCATTTATAAAATCCAAAATAGATGTTATTCTTTGCTGCCCGTCAATAAGTTCAAAGATAAAAGATTTTCCTTTCTTAACAACTCTAATATGAATTTCAGGAATCTTTTTATACGAATTGAGAATAACAGTTAGCATTATACCTTGTTTAAAGGTAAGAGATGCTACTTTTTCTCTTTGATACTCCCTAGCCCCAGTTTCAATTTTTGGAGTTTTAGAGTCTGTTAAATACGAAATACTAACATCTCCATCGTAAGATGTTGGTTTGTTTGTTTGGCCAAAGCTTTCTTCGGCGATTTCACAATAAATGAAATTTTCAGTCATAGTTTAAAATTTGCGATAATATCTTAACCTCTAATTTATAATTTTTTTGGGTTTTTAGATATCATCAGTTTTATAAATTGTTTACTATGTAAAGGTACGAATAATTTGTGAATTCGCCAAATCTTTTTTACTATTTATTATAACTGATTGATTATCAATGAGTTATATATTACCAAAAATTTTCAGTACCTTCCGGTACTTCGTATGTAGTTAGATGATGTACCACTTCTGTGTTGTATGAAGCGGTATCTTTTGGATACGGCCTGATTTCGTGCTTTAATCGTTTCATCAAATCCTTCTTTTCTTTTTTATCTTGCGCAAGTATTTGAACATATCTATGTTTTGGTGGTTCTTCCCTTCTCCAAAACTCTTTATATCCTTGCTTACCAATTTCCATTTGTAAGTGTGCTAAGTTACCACTACCCCACATTGAAAATACAGTTCTACTATGAATCCATTGATACGGGTCTTTGTGTAATGATATACCCCAATTTGGCATCAATGCAATATCCGTAGATAATCCTTGATAAATCCAATTGGTAGCTTGGTATATTCCTCCCAAGTGAGCTTGTCCGTTATCAGCGTATGAAAGTAATACCTTAATATTCTTATCATGCTCTTTTAACCATTTGAAAGATTGTCCTAATGCAAATGATTCAATATTAGAACCATAACCATCATCACAATATAAACGTGTCAATTCTAAAATGTTATCTTTGGTCAATCCTTCACAAATAGAAGTGGATGCTTTTGCTCCAACAGGAAACCCATAGATTAAACAACCTATAAGTTTATCACCATCAAAGGTATTAGCATCTTCTGATTTGTAATATATTCCAATTGCATATCTACAAGCTGTCCAAGCGTGAGTATAGTGCTTCTTAACAATAATATCTTTAGCGATACTCTTTGCTATTGGAGCTACATATACTTTGGATGTATCACAATAATTTTTACCTTCTACCTTCATTCTTTTTTGCTTGTTTTGCTTTTTCTAAAATAGATAAACTTCTCTCAGCCTTTGCTAATTTTTGTCTTTGTTTCAAATCTTTTACATAACCAGCAGGATATTTGTTCTCTACTGATATAGGTCCATTTGGGAATTTATCCAAATCGTATTTCCAAATTGATTCACATCCATCATCATCTTTGTAGATATGTTCAAATTTACGTGGTTTATCCTTAGCGCTGGGTTCTACTCTTGCCATAACATTACAAATATACGAAATTAATCTGAAACTACCAAATCTATCGGCTCCATTTTATGAACTTCATCGATAATATCCAACTCTACCTTTGGATATGGGAATACCTCATGTTTAAGCGATTTTAAGAGGGCTTTACGTTCCTTTTTATCTTTGGTTAGAATATACACATAGCGATGCTTACGGGGTTCTCTTTTAATCCAGAATGGGCTTGTAACCATTGTCTGAATTATCTTTGGGTCATTCGTTCCGTACTTCACATAGGATGTCCGAGAATGATGCCATTCATCATCTTCACTCCATTTGAAACTCCAACTATCTGACCATCTGATTTTGTTACCTTGATATATCCAATTAGTAGCTTGATATACCGTTCCTAAGTGCCCAGCGTTTGGGTCTGAATAAGATATTAGGGCTTTGATACGAGGTACATTAGTTCTTAACCATTCAAAAGATTGTCCAACGAACCAACTCTCAATGTTACTACCATATCCATCGAATACGAATAGTCGTGTTAATTCTAATACACCATCTCTAGGAAGTAATTCGGAAATTGATGCGCCGGCATTTCTACCAACCGGGTCACCATAACAGGCAACTCCAACTAATTGTTCATTCACTCCACTAAAGAATGAATGTTCATCATCGGATATATAAAATAATCCAATGGCATAGGATACCTTTGTCCATATTCCACTATAATGGTTATTGACAATGATATCCTTTGCTATGTTCTTATTAATCTCTCTAATTGAAAATTTAGAGATATCGCAATATTGTTTACCTTCTACTTTCATAAGCTACCACTCCAAAAATGATTTAAATGAGTCCAAGTTTTACGTTGAATTATCTTCAATACATTTGATGGTGATACCTTATTGTTTTGGGCAATAACTTTAATATTACGATGACCCATTCTCCATAGGTCTCTAATGATTAAAACTTGTTCCTCTGTCAGTTTTGCTGACGGGTGTTGCTGCCCTCTTAAAATTGCCATAAATGTAACCTTTATTTTTTGTTCTACTTCAATCCTTCGTTGATAGCGTTTACATACGCCATCTTAGAAGACATTCCAGTAAATCTATTTATTTCTACTCCATCTTTTACTATCACTACAGTTGGTACTGAACGTACTCCGTATTCAGTTGCTGCTTCATATGCCGTATCTACATCATAATCAGTAAACTTAACATTTGTAAATTGTCCCTTAACTTCATTCATAATAGGAGCTAATGCTCTGCATGGGCCACACCACACTGCTGAAAATTTCTTTACTTCTAACATCTTCTTTTTTTATTTTAATTGTTTATGCTTCACAACTTACACAGTCAGGGTTCATAGCTTGTTGAGCTATATCTCCTCTCAATACTGATTCAGTTCTCATATAATATAATGTTTTAACTCCTTGCTTCCAAGCTTCCAAATGTACCTGATTAATCCATTTAGGGTCAGCTATTGCTGGAAATGCTAAATTCAATGAAACCGCCTGGTCTATATATTGTTGTCTAACACCTGCTTGTCTTACCAAATCCAATTGATTAATTTCTTTGAATGTTTTGAATACATCTTTAACTGATGTACATTTATGTTTTGCTTCACCCTCTACTTCTTTACACTCCACAATCTTTCCATCTACATAACACCACTCATCTAAAAAATCCAATCCCATTACAGAACCACCATCTGCTAAAATCTTATCCCAAGTTTCTTTTGTATCAAATCCTATTTTCTTTAACACCTTTTTTAATTCAGGATTCTTTCTGATGAAAGTTCCTTTTGATGTTTGTTCGGTAAATACATTAGCTGCCCAAGGTTCAATACCACTACTTACGTTACCACTCAACTTAGAGTTTGATACCGTAGGTGCTACTGCTCTTAAATGTGTATTTCTCATACCACTTTCTTTACACCATAGTGGTTCACCATATTCAGTTGCTAACCATCTACTTGCTCTTTCAGATTCAATCTTTAATTGAGAGAAAATCTTACGGGTTTCAAATTGAGCTTGTAAACCTTCAAATGGCAATCCTTTTTGTTGTAAATAAGTGTGCCATCCCAATACACCTAAACCCAATGCTCTACCTCTTTCTGCTGAACGTACTGAATTTTCAAATCCTTTTAAGTTTTTAGCTCTTTGGATAAATTCTTCCAATACACCATCTAAAAAGATAGTAGCTGTATAAACTAAATCCGTATCTTTCCACTCATCGTACTTTGCTAAGTTTAGAGAACTTAAGCAACAAACAAATGAATGTTGTTCATCAGTATGTAATACGATTTCAGAACATATATTAGTCATATGAACTTTCAAACCATTCTTTTTATACATTTCAGGATTTGCTTTGTTTACATTTCCTTTATACATAATGTATGGTTCACCAGTTGCTTTTCTTTTTTGTAATAATTTACCCCACTTTCTACGAGCATCAGGCTCACCTTCTTCTAACTTCTTCATAAATCTATCACTAATTACAACACATTGATGTAAGTTAAGTGATTGACGATTTACATCTCCCTTTGGTTCTCTAATCTCTAAGAAATCTTCAAAATCTTTGTGTTCAATTTTAATGTTTACCGATGCTGCTCCTCTACGAACTGAACCCTGATTTGTAGCTAGAATAGTTGAATCATAGATTTTACAAAATGGAACTACACCATCTGATGTACCATTTCCAGTAATTTTAGTACCAGCCGGTCTAATCATATTAATACCAATACCAACACCACCGCCATGCTTTGCTAACAACATCAATTCTAAATTCTTAGAACCAATCTCATAGATACTATCACCCACATCAATACCGAAGCATGAAATAGGTAATCCTCTATCAGTACCAGTATTTGCTAATACAGGTGTTGCTAAACATAACCAACCCTTCCACATATAATCAAAAAACTTTGTTGCTAATTGTGGTTTATCCAATCTCTTAGCAACTGCCGTAGCAACTCTCCAATATGCATCTTTAGGCTTTTCGCCTGATTGTAAATAAGTCTTTGATATAGTTTTTATATATATCTCATTGTTTCCCCAAGAAGGAAAATCAACATCTATTTCCCATCCATTTTCTTCTCCGTAATTTTTCATAAACTTTTTTTAAAATATATCATCCCAATTTTCACCTTCACCAGCCTTACTATAATCAGTAGGTCTCATAGCGAAGAAATCCGTATGGGTTACTCCACCTGTAAGATGGTAGAACCAATCTAATTCAGATGCTTTCTTTTCGTTAAACTCAAAGTAGTCATCTCCACCTTTAATTGGGTTGTATCCTAATTCTCCTAATTTCTCATTAACTCTTTTTGTAATGAATTCTTTTAAGTTATCTTTTTTAAGATTATCCAAATCACCCATTTCAAAAATTTTATCAATAAATTTATGTTCTAAATCTCTAATAATTAGTGCTGCCTCATAAATATCTTTTTTAGCTTCCTCTAATAATTCAGGAAACTCCTCACACATGTGTCTGAATAATTGACAACCCATCTTTGAATGTAGGGATTCATCTCTTACACTCCACTTCATTTGTTGTCCGATTCCTTTTAATAGATTTCTCATTTGAAAAGAATACAATACAGCGAATGATGAGTATAATGCTACACCTTCAGCAAATGCCGAAAAGATAGCAAGTGAACGAGCAACTTCAACTCTAGCCTGATGATTTGTTTGTAAATCTTTAGGAGTCCAATCTGCAGTTGTGTTTGTTAATAACTCAAATCTTTCCTTCATTGTTTCATCATGTAGGAAACCTGCGAAATCATCTAATCCCAATGTTTCATTAAGATATGAATATGCAACTGAATGGATTGTTTCTTGCGAACCAAATGCCATCGCCATCTGTCTAATCTCATGCTTTGGAAACCATTTGGTAACCATACCTGTCCAATAATCTGATACTGCACATTCCGTTTGAGCAAACCCCAAAAGAATATTTCCAACTAAATGTTTTTCTTCTTTTGTTAAATTCTCATTCCAATCCTTCACATCTCCCTGCATTGGGATTTCAGTATGTAACCAAAATGCTTGCATTTGTTTCAACCAACCTTCATTGTAGTAGTCTGGGAATTCAAATGGTTTGTAGGGAATCCTATCCGTAAATAATTTGCTCATAGTGTAATCTAATTTTGTAAGTTCTTTGAGGGGTGAATATAAATACAATATATACTCATAAACCTTTCAGAATTCACAACTATTTTTTAATATTTTTGTCTGTTCTTATTAATGTCTATTATAACATATAGTTAGGGGAGTGTTACCTCCCCTATCATATTATGCTTTTTGCTCTGCGGTAGATGCTTGTCTATACGCAGTAATCAATTTCTTCAAATCACCGATAGCTTTTCTAGCTCTTGATTTGTTTACTTTTTTAGTTCCGTTGTGCTCTGTTTCAAATTGTGTAAACAAAGTCTTCATTTGTTCGAATAGTTCTTGACTGTTCATAGTTTTTGTTTTTAATTGTTATTATTAACCCAATCCAGATACCAGTGCCGGCTTTGCACCAGGCATTGTATCTAAATATTTTTTGTGTAACATTTGTTTTTCCATTTCAGCACCACTAGCACTTTCTTTTGATGCTATGATACCATCGGATGAAGATGCTGCATATACTTCTATCGTTCCAGTATTAGTATCCATTTTAGAAGGGAAGGTCAAACCATCCGAACCAAAACGATTCTTCATAATGTGTACTCTAGCCGTATTGTTTATCTTATCTTTTGCCTTTCTACTTAAACTCATAATAAAGTCAGCGTTCATTACTTTAGCGTAACTATCTGCTATCTTATCTGCTTCAATAACCTCACTATCTATTGCTGAACGATTTGTTTGTGATGCTGTCCAAATTGGTATTTGTAACTCACCACTCATTCCTCTCAAATCGATATATACACCACCTTGCTCAGCGTATGTACTATCAGTTTTATTTGAGTGTGATAATAACAAGTCGGCGTAATCCACAATAATTAAATCGGGCTTATTACCAGCTGCTATCATCTTCTCAATGTGAAGTTGAATTGTTTTTGATGATGCTCCTTTAGGTGGATAGTATTTAACTTTAAGTTTACCTGGCAATCTTTTAAGTTTACCATATACTTCATCTTTCTTTTCTTTTAAATCAACAGATGGAATATGAGTAAACACAGTATCGTATCTTAATCCTACATAATGTTGTGAAAGTTCTAATGTATAATGTACTACGGTCTTACCAGCTCTTACAGCTGCTGCTCCTAAACACGCCAACATCCAACTCTTACCAACACCAGAAGGTGCTACTACTACTCCCAATTCACCCGGTCCTAAACCACCACCCATTAAATCATCAACACAATCCCATCCCGTTGCCACAGTCAACCTTCCAGTCTCACTAAATCTTTCCTCAAAATCTAAAAGGTAATCCATACCTAAATCTGATTCAACTCCAACCTTCATTGCCTTATCAACTAAGTCTTTGATTCTATCGTAGTTGCCTGATTTAAGTAAATCTACTGATTGTAGAATTACGTTCTTCATATTCTGATTGATACAAAATGATGTGAATTCGTTTTTCACATATTCAAAATCATCTTGTCCAATTTGTGTGTAGACCGTTTTAAGTTGTTCTACTACTGATTTCTTTAGCGATGGATTATCTAGCTTTGATACTTGCCCTTTGAATACATCCAATGTAGGTTCTTTCTTATACTCATCGTAATAATCTTTAATCTCTTGTACTATCCATTTGTTAGCATCGGATTCGAAAAACTTCTTATCAATGATTTCGCACAATGTGTCCATCATTCTAACATCGGTAAGTAAAGCAGATATTACTTTAGCTTGAAACGATTGCCCATATTTAGAGAGTGTATCTACTTGCTCTGCCATCTATTTTACTATTATATTTGTATAAGTTGATTTCAACCAATCGTTTATATCTTTCCAGTTTTGTAGTATCTTATACTTCATTGCTGCCTTAATAAAATCAAACTTATCAAACTTTTTATTAGGTTCGTTAAAACGGTCTAATATTTTAAGAGTTTGGTTTGTATTGATATGTGCTTCTTCTAATTGCATCAGATGCCTATTTCTCAATACCTCATTTCTTTGAGAAAGGATATCAGCGTATATTTTAGCATCATCTTTTTTAGATTCACATATACCAAAGAATTCATCAAAGGTAATTAATCTATCTTCCTCTAATTCAGGAAATCTTTTCAGTACAGTCTTTAAACCACATCCTTTAACGCCAGGAATATTATCTGAATTATCACCATCCAATGTTCTGAATAGTAAAAGGTTTTGTGGGTACATTCCCCATTCTGCTTTTACCATCTCTCTATCATAAAGTTTCTTTTTAGTTGGTGAATAAACTTTCGTCTTATCATCTACTAATTGTAAGAAATCTTTATCAGTTGATACAATAATACATTCTTCATCTTCACCTAATATTTGTCTAGCTATGTTAGCTATTACATCATCAGCTTCGATTCCATCATATATCATTGTTGTAATTGGAAGTGAATCTAACAAATCAACTAACCAAACGAATTGGCGTTTCATTGAAAGTTGTTCTTCTTCCTGTGACATCATTTCAGGATATTGTCTATTAACTCTAAAACGATTTTTACCTCTATCAGCTTTGTATCCTTCAAACACTTCCTTTCTACCTTTAGAACCACCCTTACCATCAAAGATAAGAACTACTCTAGTCGGATTGAATTGGCGTATTTGAGAACCAATTGAATTTAATGAACCAATAACTCCACCCGTATGGTCACCATCCTCATTCATTGTAGGGTTGGTAGTCCAACTACGGATGAAGGTATTAAGTCCATCAATGACAAGAACTCTACTATTACGCACTCTTAAGTGTGATGTCTCATGTTCTGATTCTACTTCGTTAAGAAGCTTTTTGTATAAGTCTTTCATTTGTTTTGTAACCTTTTATTTTAATCCCCAATTACTTCTGAATCTACAACTAAGTTATCAGAGTCTAGTGAATCTTTTTTGTATTGTAAAATTGTAGATTCGCAAATTCTTTTATAAATCTGCTCTTTAACTTCCGTATTGTTTTCCAATGTAGAAGGAAAATCTTTCGCCTGAAACTTAATGATTTCACCAGTATCAATATCAGTATATTCATACCATGCACCACTTTGTTTTACGATTCCATTTTCTTTCATCATTCCCAACCATGCTCCGTAGTTATCAATACCTCTATCAAAGAAGATATCGAAATCTGCTGAACGTAATGGTGGTCCCATACGATTCTTTACAACCTGGCATCTTACTTTGATACCAACAATTCTATCGTTACCATTTTCTTTTGCCTTAATCGTTCCCATACTCTTTAATCTTAAACGAACCGATGCATGGAAAGCAATTGCTTTACCACCAGAAGTTGTCCAAGGGTCAGAGAATGGCATTGCGTTCATCTTCTGTCTTAATTGGTTTGTGAAAACTAGAGTGATTTTCTGTCTACCAATAAGATTTGTGATTTTACGCATTGCTTTGGAAATGATAATTGCTTTATCCGTAGCGTAACCATCCTTACCATAATCAGCTTCCATCTCCTTTTCAGTTGATGCTGCTGCTACTGAATCCACAACGATTGTTACATACTTATCTTTCGATGAAACTCTCACCTTTTCGATAATTGTTTCCGTATATTCAAAACATTGTTCAACAGTCTCAGCTGCTACATAAAGTAATTTGGTTGTATCTACTCCAATGGCTTCTAAGAATTCTCTACTTACGGCGTTCTCCGTGTCAATCAATACAGCGATACCACCTAACTTTTGTGTTTCGGCAAGTAAGTGAGCTGATACTAATGATTTACCACTTTGTTCTAATCCCGTAATTTCGGTAATTCTACCAACAGGCAAACCTCCATAAGGTCTATTAGAGATTGCCACATCCAACATTGATGCTCCGGTTGATACCCAACCTTCTACGTTTGTAGGGGAGTCATTGTTGTCCAAAAAGAATGCTACCTTTTGGTCTTTTGCTTGTTTGTTTAGGGAGTCCGCTAGCACTTCTGCTAAGTCTACCTCTTTCGTTGCTTTCGCCATGTTGTTACTTATTTACTATGAATTGAAAAGGTCATCAAATGCTGATGCTACATCATCGATTTTCTTCGGTGATTCTTTTGGTGCTGATTTTGCGTCATCAACATCAAATGGTGCTTCATCATTTTTTGCGGTAGATGCTAACGTCTCTGCTGCTGCAGTAGATGTATCTTCATCACCATTAGCGGATGGGTTTAACCAACCTTCTAATACATTTTTCAATTCCGAATAAGTCAACTCTTGGTAAAGGTCTGTGATTTCGGTTTGTCCATTGATAAACTTATCAGTTTCTTCTTTAGTTGCTGCTAAAGGAGTTTCCTTTGGTTTAACACGGATTGTTGTTACAGGGTAAGAAGTACCACTGTCTTCAGCTGATACTACTTCAACAGTAATATCTCTACCTTCATTTGGGTCAGTAATATCACCATAATCAGGATCTGCGATGTAACCAAGAATTTCTTGATATACAGTTTTTCCAAAGCCCCAGAATCTTACACCTTCACCTTCTTCACCTCTTACCAATACTGGTACGAATGTTCTAAGTTTCGGCTCCATTTTCTTGGCAGCTTTCCAATCTTCTTTATCACCCATTCTTTTCAACTTATCAGCGAACTCAACGATAGGGTCAGGTCTGCCAAAAGAAGATGGAGATAGATAAGATTTGTTGTTAATGTTGTAGTGAAAGAATAATTCAATAAAAGGATTCTCTTTGTTGAATTTGTAAGGGACTAAACGAATAGTGTGTTTGCCCGGAGCTGGTTTCCAAAGTTCTACTTTCTTTGAAGTTGTGCTTTGTAGTTTGTTCAGTCTACCTCTGATTGCGTCTAAGTTAATAGCCATTTTTTTACGTTTTAAGAGTTTATGTTTTATGGTTTTATTTAGGTGAGTGTCCTTCACCCTCTATGTATATAAATATTAAGAGATTACAAATATACGACAAATTATCGGACTTTCCAAATCTTTTTTGAAGTATATTTTTAACCCATTTAAGCATGTATATATGTTTGAGATTTACTCAAAGATACGAAAAATATACGAAACTACCAAATAAAAAAGGGGATTAATTTTCCCCTTCTTTTGTATATAATAATGATGTTCTGTTTGGATATTGTAGATGTTTCTTTAAAATGTCCTTTTCGTTATCATCTATAAACTCTCTTAACTTAATTTCGTTTTTAGTTCCCGCTTGTTCTAATGTTATAATAGTAAAATTACGGCCTTTTTCCATTTTTGTAGATTCGGTTTTCACAACTTTATATTTATTGTTTGATGGTAAAAGTACTTCATGTTGGCCAGACCAATCACCAAAATCATTACCAAACATTTTATCTTTATTTTTAGCAGATACATTACCTACATTTGCATTCATACAAAATCCATTGAATGTATTTTTTGAATTTACTACTTTGATTATTATGGATTGATTATTTGATTCATTTACCAATGAATTTGCGTTACCAACATTATTAGCAAATTCAGTAGCTGTTGTTGCATCAAATGAAAATGAAGATATTGGTAAATCAATATTACCACCTTCCTTAAAAGATTTCATAAATTTAGAATAATCAAAAGAATTCATAGCCATACCCCTATACAAAGCGTTTGTTTGTACTGGAGGTGGTGGTTCTGATTTCAACATCTCATCAATTCTATTTAATGCATCTTTGTTAATCATTGATTGATATGAAATCATATCATTTATATAATTTGGATTCTTTTTAGCTTGCTGCTTAACCCATTTAGATTGATTTTTATCATTAGCTTCCGAAATACCTACAAAAGAATTATCCTTATCATCTCCCCTTTCCTTTTTAATAAAGTTACGAAGTCCACCATCCACAGTTGTTGGGTTCTCTAACTCATTCTGCATTGTCTTATTCCACTCATCATCTGAAAGTGTTTTATATTTTAGTGGATATGCTAATTGTAAATTTGATAAATCATCCATAGCATCAGTCTCATTATCTTTTCCAAAATAAATGGTATTCCCCATTTTAACTAAAGCATACTCTGATAAACTTTTATAACCCCAAGCTTTTAAATCTTCTTTATTTGGAGTAAATCCGGATATATCAAAATACATTTCAGGATGTTGTAATATTCTATTTACATCTATTTTATATTTGTTAGCCACTTTAGCAACATCTTTTGGAGTAAATGTTCCAGAAAATATAATTTTATTCTTTACCTTTGAAAGTGCATTTGTTAAATTTTTAGTAGTTTTATCGTTATACAAATCATTTTTATCCGATTCAGCTTTAGCTATTTTTTTATCTGCTTTCTTTTGAATTCCTTCCGGGTCAATTATTTTTTTAATTTTTTCAACAGTAGCATCTTTACTAAATCCGTAAGCATTATAATATCTTGCATCTTCAGCCTTTCCACCTGGTGCGTACTGATTTAATTCAACACTTTTCATAATCAAATCTCTAATAAATGTATGAAAAGGTTTGCTCCTACCATTATCTTTTATTTTAGTTTCTGCTCCAAAAGAATTTACAAGATTTATATCAATATCATTATCTTCTAATGTTTTTTTAATAAGTTCCGATGTTATATCCGATTGTCTAAATTCGGCATCTGGTACTATTTTTCCGTTTTTATTTTTTCTACTAAGACGAACCACAACAGTCCCAGCTTTTGTATCTTTCATTGCATTTACAAATTCTTCGGATGGTTCTTTATTATCAATTGTGTCACCTCTTTCCTTTTCATAATCCCCTTTAAATAAATCGGAAGATTTTGGAGCTTCTACATCCTTTCCTTTTACTTTAGGTGTATTATGTGTACCATCCTTAACTGCAGTATCCATATTATCTTTAGTATCAAAATATACTAATTTACCTGTTTTTTTGGATATTGCCGAAAAATCAGTTGTTTTTGGGTTGGCCTCAAATAGTTCTTTAAGTAAAATCATGTATATAAATATAAGGCAAATAAAAAGGGAGAATTTTTACGTTCTCCCTTTTGTTATTATGCTAATAAATGATAATATTCTTTAAAGTGTTTAATTCTATCAGGCAATCCAATAGTACCACCATTTACTCTTTTAGTAATCTTTGTTACAACTGTATCACTAGCTCCTTCATCCGCCATCTTATGTAATCCGTTTTTAGAAAAGAACCAAGCTGCTGATAATAAAGCGTAAGATGATGCTACCTTATCAGGGTTTGCTGTCATATCTTCACCAATTGATTTACCAAATGCAGTGTAATTTTCTTTACCTGTCAATTGGATATATCCTCTACCTCTGAATTTATAGCCTTCACCGCTTGCTTCAGTTCCATTGCCCATTCTATTTGCATATACTTTAGATGCAATCTTTTGTGGTTGTCTAGCATATGGAGTTGCTGCTGCTTCAGTTGGGAAGTATTTCTTAAAGATACCAGCCAATCCTTTTGCTGAATAGTTTAGGTTTTCTTGAGTTGCTCTAAATCCACCACTCTCGTGTCCACATTGTGCTAAGAAGTGTGCCAATCTCAATGGAGTATTAATTTGGAACTTAGCTGCCGTATCAGGAATCATAGCAATAACCGCATCAGGAATATGTCCTTTAAGTTTATCTAATTTTAATCCACCTACCGGTGCTATTGGTGCAGATACGATTGGAGTAGGGGCTGCTACAGATTCTCCCATAATCTTTGCCCAAGTTGATGGTCCTACAATACCATCTGCAGTTAAACCATTCTTTGCTTGCCATTCTTTTACAGCTGCTTCGGTTTTAGGTCCAAAGTTAGTTACCGCTGGTTCAATACCCAGCTTTTGTTGCATTAACTTTACGTTTTCGTTATTATCTCCTTTTTTTAATAACATAATAAAAATTATTTAGATTGTCCTTCCGTAACTTCTTTATTTCCTTCTCCGAAATCAATTACTTCAAAAATTCTTGTCTGAATTTTCTTTGTACCTTCGGCGTTTGTTAATATGATTGAATTCTTAAACTTTTGCCAATTGATGACAAAAGATGTATCTAACACCCCACCATTCTCCTCTTTAACTAATTCGTTAAGAGCATTAATAGTGTAAAGTGAATTAGATTCTTTCTTTCTATGTATTAGTATTGTATTTTCCAATGGAGTCTCCGGTTGGAAAGCAGTATCTATATTATAAGTCACAAACAATTCCTCTAAATTGGACTTGTTTTGTAGTATATAGATATAGTTGTAGACTATATGGTAAGTCTCTCTTATCTGTTGTAGAGTATTTTGTAACTCCTCTTTTGTTGTAAATGTACAAAGTAACTGTGTCTTCATCCTTCCTCTTGTGTCTTTTTATTATCTATAAATATCAAAAACCAAAAGGAAGGATAAAAACGGGTTATTTTTTCTTATTTGCTTTTGCCGCTCTATTATTTACTCTTTTACCAATAGATTGTCTAGCTTTCTCATTTGATTCGGATGTATCTCCATTTTTACGATTTGCTTCAGAAATAGCTAATGCAAAATCATCGGAACAAGATATTTCAAAACCAACAGTTCCTTCATATCCTTTACCTTTTTGTCTTGCACCTACTACACCAATCGGAATATCTTTACCATCTTTGGTTTTTGCACCATATACTAATATAGTTTCACCATTTGGTAATCTTTTTAATTTCATACCTTTTTGTAATTCATCATAGTTTGCTACACCAAATACAGTTTGTAAAGTTTTTTGAGTTACTTTCATACCATCTATACACATAAACTCCTCACCCTGCATACAAGTCTTCATTGGGAATGCATCTGCCAATTTCTGCATTAAACCTCCCATTAATTGAGGACTTTCTGGTAATACTTCCATTAAAGCATTTCCGGCTTCTACTGCTAAATTATAATGTTTACTCAAAGCTTTTTCAGCTTTAGTATCACCAGCAGCTATTGCTACTTTAGATGCCAACACTGCTACTTTACATACTCTATCATCGGTTGTATCCTCCCCAGCTGCACTTAATTTTTGTCTTATACATGTAGTTATATCTTTAGTACCACTTGCTTTACAATCCTTAACTGCTTTGTAAGCAAATTTAGCAAAATCTTTATCACCACCATCTATATTTTTTGCATTATCAATCACATTATTTGCGTTTCTAATATTAGTGTTTGCTGTTTTAATTAAACTTTCTGCTGATTTTGTTTGAGCTCCTCCAAAATTTCTAACTTTAGAAACTGCTTGTTGTACATGCGAAGGTGCTGCATCAAATGCTTTTGTTCTAATATCACCTGCTAATTGTTTCAATGCAGCTATTGCTTTTGTACCTTTTAATCCAGTAATTCTTTCAGCTGCTGCTAAGGCGGCCGCTCTATCTTCTGGATTTTTGTTTGATGCTCCTGCTTTTGTTACTATTGCTTCATATCCTTTTACTCTTTTTCTCTCCTTATCATCTAAGAAGTTTAATACAAAATTATTAACTTCATTAATTGAACCATTAAAGAAGAAAATGTTTTCATCTTTCTTTAAAGAATTCTTTTGTGCTCTAGCAGGTCCGTTTGGTTTACCATTTTTATCTAAAGGTTGTACTCTTAACATTACATCGGTTGAGAATCCTTTGTTTTTATAATCTAATCCTAATGATTCAACATCACTCCTAATATCCCAAGCAGCTCCTTCAAATCTCCACTGACCTTTACCATATTTTTCATCCATTGCCGAATCAAATGCTTCTGCGTGTGTTAGTGAGGCCTCTACCCAATCTTTAGTTGCAATTGAACTTTGTTTTCCACCTCCAAATTCTTCTGCTGATTTTGCAATCTCAGCGCTCATTATATCAGCAAGTTGTCTTCTTTGTTGTGGGTCTCTCATTGACATAAATGCCATTGCCATTACTTCACCAAATTGAGATTGAATTTGCCCAGCACCACCTTGCTTTATTAATTCAGTTACAGGTGGTTTTTTACCTTTAACTTGTGTATTAATACATCTTTCTAAAAACTTAATATATTTTTCAGGAAATCCTGATTCTTTTAATTTTGTTCTTGTATCTTTATCTACTTTATATGGCTCTTTTCTAACCAAAGAAGAATGCTTTCTTCCACCATTTGAAGTTGAATAGTAATCATCATCGGAATATCCATCAGCCATATCTTGGTTTGAATACTCTGGTGCCAATTCTCTCATATCATCAGGAGTTGCTTCTCCCGTATTTACATATTTTTCTAATATAGAATCAAGTTCTTCGGGTTTTACTTCTAAAATAGTCTTACCTTCATCTCCGTTCTTTTTGTGTGGATTATTTGTTTCAACTCTTTCTTTTTTAGCTGGAACTGATGCTTTTTTTACATCCGGCTTCATATCAGGAGTTTTTCTAAAATCACCAGCTCCTAATTTTTTAGTTGGAGCTTGTGGTGTTGTAGTACCTCCTGCATTTTTAATATCTCTCTTATTAGGAACATCGTGTTGTGCTGATTTTGGTGCTATTACAGTATAAACATTACCAGTCTTTTTACTTTTTACCCAATACTTACCATCATCTGATTTTGGATATGTTGCTTCATCTATAAAGCCATAAATCATTTCTAACATTAACTCATTTGCTAAATCTATACTTTCTTCTTTCATTTTTGGTTCTATTGGTGTTTCAACGTTATCAGTTTCACCATTTTCTTTTTTCTTATTATATGAATCAACCATATCCTCCATCATTTCATCACTAATTTCCATTTCTTCAAGTCCTTTTGCAATCAATTCAGTAAACTTTAATATGTTTGCATCCATTTCAGCTTCACCATCCGCATCAGCAAATACAGCTGCTTTACCAACTCCCTTTAGAATTGTCTCACCAATAATGTGAGGTATAAACTCCATTGCTACGTGCTTTCCAAATGCAGCAACACCATGTGATAATCCACCAAATGCAGCTCCGAATACGGCGGTAGTTACTACTTTAAATGCAACTGCTTTAACGGCTTTTTGTTCATGCTCACTCAAAGGTTTACCACTAAAAAAGTTTTGAACTCCTTTACCAGCTGCTTTAAATTCCTCAACCTCATGCTTAGCTCCTTTCTTAATTGCCTTCAAAGCCCCAGCTGCTTTATCTTTTAAAGCCTGTCCTAAACTTCTACGTTCTTTTGAACCAGGCGCACCTTCGTTTTTCTCAAAGAATGCTTTTTCCTTTTCAGTCCATTTATCTATTTTTTGTTTTATCTTATCAGTAATTTTTGGTACTGATGTTACGGCTGATGGTGTCTCTTTATTTGCATCTGCTTTCTTAGGTGCGATTCCCATATCTTCTGCAAACTTATTTGCCATTGGTATTGCATCTTTAATATCCTGGTCTAATACCGTTGTTTTCATTGGTATTTGTTTGTCTGGATTTTGTGCATTATATGCTACAATTGCTGCCCATCTATGGTGGCCATCAATTACATATCCATCTCTACTCACATATATTGGTGCGGTAATTTTTGGATGATTAGGGTCTTTCTCTAAAGCCCCCATCATACCAACTACTTTTGCTCCAACTAAATCTTTTTGTGTTGCTTTTAATTTATCAGCAGGTACTTCAGTTTGTAAGGTTTTAATTCCCTTCTCTTTTAACATTTCTTTGAATACAGGTTCAGTATCAACCTCACCACTAGCATCAGCTTCCATTCCAGCTGCTCTACTACCCGGCGATGCATTTCCTTTAAATTGTGGCATCTCATCTCTTGGTATTCCTAAGTTATCATCACAATATAAGTTTGTACCTGGCACAGTTACATCACATAAATTAACATTTGGTGCAGGTTCTCCTTTAGCTTTAGCATCAGCTACTTGCTGTGCTACTTTATTAATATCTGTATTGAATTGTTCTAACTCCTTTGGGTCTATTGCATCTGGAATATCACTACCACCACTAAATGTATCAGTATCGGCTTGTGGCATTTCCTTTGCTACATCTTTAATATCAATTGGATTAAATTTAGCATCTAATGGATTTGGTTCTTCTTTTGATTTTTCAGAATCAGCTTCTTTATCCTTTTGTGCTATCTTATCATTTGCCGCTTTTTCTCTATCCATTCTAGCTCCCATTGCAGGGTCTGCTTTTGGGTCAAACATTGATGCCGCTTGCTTTTGTTTTTCCTTTTCAGCATCAGCTCCACCTACCGCACCACCTTCTCCACCTTCAGGTTTTTTTGGTTGTCCTTCACCACCCAATTCCTGATTTAATTTTTCTCTTTCTGGAGAACCTTCCGGTGGTAACATTTTTTCTGCTGCCGTTCTAGCAGGACTTCCTTCCGGTTGTCTTAATAGATTTCCAACAATACCTTCTTTATCTTCACCACCTGTACTCTTATAAGTTACTTTTTTATTTAAGATAGGATTAGTAAAGTTTTTATCAGCTTCTGCAATATCTTGAGGAGTCTTTCCCTTTTCGGTTAAAAGATTTTCAATTAGCATATCTTCTATTTGAGATATTCCCATTTCTTTTAATACAATACGCAACTCTTTTAAGTGAGTTGGATTTTTCACATCAGGCATACCATCTTTTACTCTGTATGCCCAATCTGATACGATTTCCTTTATTAATTCAGTTATATTCATATTCATTAAAATTTATGGTCGTTTGCTTCACATACCATTTCCAACTCATCCCAATTAAATTTAGGTTTTTCATTTAGAAATACATAACACTTCCATTTCTTTTGTTTTTCAAAATAGATATGTTTTTGTAAGTGGGATGGTATTGCTGCTCCAGTTGCTACTCTTTTAGCAGGAGTATCAAAGAATGTTTTTATTAATACGGTAATATTTTCGGTATCATCCCATTTACGGATTTGTTCTTCTAACATTCTCCATTCACCTCTATTAAGATATTTATCCTGCATTATGCAATTTAGATAAGAAAATGTTTGTTTTAGATTTACCATATTATCAGAAAATGTTGCAGCTGGTGCACCATGTCCTTTGTCATATATGTTTGCTTTATAATCATCACCATCTGATGTTTTGATATTTGCTTCTTTATAAAAATCCATAGCTCCTCTATTCACATTTGTAGGACGGTTAGTAGAACGATACTTAATTACTAAGGGTTGTTCTAACGATTGTGAGTATAAAACCTCAAACACATTATTTTTAATTCTTACATTTTGTCCAAAGGAAACCAAAGAAAGGATTAAAAAAATAAAAAGGATAACGATTTTCTTCATATTATAGCACGTTTTTGTATATACTATAAATATGGGTTCTTATAGTTTTCCGTAATCCAAACCCCAACTAGCCTTAACAGGGAAACCACTTCCTTCGATGATTTCCTTCAATCCCTTAATCAATCCCTTATCAATATCAGTCGGAACATCAAAAAGAAACGAGTCATATGTGTATAAACAAAAGTTAATACCACTACCTCTTATATAATCCAATATCTTTCTCATAACCTCAATGTTCATCTCAGTCTCAACGGCTTGTAATAAGTAGTTGAATACCTTTTGTGCATTTGGTTGTTCTATCCAGCTCAATGGGATTTCTCTATGTGGTGTTTGTAAGTATCCCTTCTTTTGTACATCAATCCATAAGGTATCAATGTAATCAGCTACCGCATTAAAATATGGGATTTGACGGAAATCATCATCAATACCACCATAAAGTAATTGGAACGTAATACCCTTTGATTCATCCACACTACATCCATATTGTTCGGCCAACCACTCATGCACACTGGTTTTGGGAAGCTCAAAGTTTACCAACTTACCAATCAATCGAGGGTGATATGCGTTATAATCCATTTGTAGGAATATACCATCGGAAACGAAACATTCTCTACTACCATCGGTTTTATTTAAGGCGGCATAGTTCACACCACCATGTCTATTGGATGGTCTACCTGTCACCGTAAATGGATTGTATTCGGTGTACACTAAGTTATCGGAGGATACTTGCTTTTGAGCTTGTGGCCATCTATCAGTAAATTTTTTCCCATCGACACGGATTCCAAATTGTTCGATATCTGAAAGGGTAGGTATAAACACTTCGTTGTACCACTTAAGAGTAGTAGTGTATGGTTCATTATGGAAGTATTTACGAAATTGCGGTTCTATCACCTCTACAATCTTCATTAGAGGAAGGGATTGGATTAAGTCATCTCTATACCCTTTGTGAGTCAACGTTGAAAGGAGAGGATTTAAAGGGGCTTCATAATCAATTACCTTTGCTTCCTTTCTAAAGTATGCAGAATCTACATCGTATAGATTTACTGAAACATTAAGAGTATGTAATATCTTCTTTTTTTGGAATACCCACTTTTGTCCGTTGGTATTTATGATAGATTCTATTTGCGCATTACTTAACGATAGAGCGTCTGTATGTTTATGAGGTAGAATGTATAAGCCATCTGAACATCGTACAACTACGAGCGAAATAGAAGTGTTTAATGGATGCTTACTATTATCTACCCACAATGGATACCAAATAGATGCTTCCGTTTCCAGCTTTTGTTTTAATTCATTAATTTCCTCAATAGACTCAATAATCTTCATAGATACAAAGATACGAAAATTATATTAAAATACCAAATCTTTTTAGGAAATATCAACTACCCATAATTTTGGGTTATATCCATAATGTACCAATCCAGACAAACGAGTATTACCTGCAACCAAATCATAATCATTATCTGAAAACTTTACTACGATTGGATATTCCACTAATCCATCTTGAATGTATTGTTTTACAAATTTAATTTTTTTGGGTTCTAATGAATTAAAGTTTAAATCAACATTACCTAATATATCTTTTATAGAATTGAAATCAATAACATATCCGGCTTTACCTTTTTTAATCCATTCCAATCTACCCATTTCAACGAATTCAGGATATCGTTCAGCTTCCTCCCATTCACTATCAAAGTTTGGATGGATATACTTAATATTATTTTTTTCTTCCAATAATGCTTTTAAAGATATCATATACATAAATATAAAAAAATCCCAAACTATTAAAGTTCGGGATTTTGGTGGAGATGAGGGGAATCGAACCCCTGTCTTACAAAGTAATCATAATACCAGCATATCACACGTTTAGGTAAAGTTTAATCTTATTCACTTTCCAAAATAATTGGGGCCGTATGGTTA